TTTCGGCCGCAAATACGCCAGCCTGCGGCCAGATGGTAATTTGATGTAGAATACATTCCGGTCCACCCACATCACAATTCCAAAATTTTTTACGCTAAGTCTTTCCTGCATCACGGTCAGGGCCATTTCCTGTAGGCTGTACCAAAAATTCACTATCCGGTCATTTGCTTCGCGCCAGGGGTTTACAATTTCCTGTTTTATGGCTTCAGCAGACAGGCCCAATTCTTTGCCCCCGGGCATTCGCAGGATGGCCCCACTGCTGCCCTGATAACCTAGCGCCAGTTCAGCTATTTTACCCCGGCTGCGCCAAACGCTTTCCCTTGTCACTTCCTCAATTGGAACGTGAAACATTTTTGCCGCGCTGGCTTCATATATCTTTCCGCCGTTTTCAAATAGATCCATGCGCCACTTTTCTTTTGCATACCAGGCGATCACACGGGCTTCAATTTGGGCGAAGTCTGAACAAATCAGGCATTTGCCCGGCCGCGAAATCAGGGCCGTCCTGATCAGCTGTGACAGCACCATGGACACGGACCCGAATAGGAAGTCTATGCCATCCATATCACCGGCCTTTACAAGTTTGCGGGCGCTATCCAAATCAGGCAGACTGTTTTTTACTAGGTTATGTGGCTGAAATCCACGGCCTGACCATCTGCCAGTGCGCGCAGCCCCGTGGAATTGAAACATACCGCGTATCCGGTCATCAGGCCCGGCGATATTTGCCAGCGCTTTATATTTTGTTATTGAACTTTTAGAAATCTGCTGCCGGATTTCCAGCAGCCTGCGTACTGTAGGATCATGTGAATCATCAGTGAGCGCCAGGGCCACCGTTTCTTTTTTCAAATTTGGCATTGGCGCATCTTCGTTTTCCAGCCATGCCCGCATCTGCGCGCCAGATTTAGGGTTTTTAATCCCTGAAATGTCACGGGCTTCCTGCATCAGCAGGGCATGATTGACCTGATCTAATTGAATGGCCCATTTGATCAGCACAGGATCTGACAATATACCGGTGCCGTTTATTTTTTGGTCCAATACGTATAGCCGTTTTTCAATCGGCAGCACATCATAAAAACTGATTCGATAGGCTATTGCTTGTTCGCTTTTTACATCCCAAATGCAGTATCTTTTAAAAGCTTCCCATTCAGTAGGATAATGCCATGGCCGGTTACGAATGCGCCAGTTATTTTTTGCAGTGCCTTTACAGGGCATCGTGAATAAGCGAATAAGCGCCTTACCTGCTTTGTCTTTCTGCGCATCTACCAGCAGGACCGCGCCAGCTTGTTCCAAAGACAATGGCAGCGATAACATGGCCGCTTTAACCATTGTGCAATCCCACTGATCGGCCAGCACAGACAGGCCAAAGCATTGATTTAGGCAGGTCCGTTCAAAAGCAGCATTCCACGCTGTTTTCCGTATGGATCTGTCAGACAGCGCCGCCAGAATATCAGCCGGTAAATCCTGCATATCCGTAAAGTCTACTATTTCTATAGGGTTATCATCTACCTGGTAGGCCATCATCAATATTTCGAAATCATCAGACGCCACGTAATTATACATGCCGCATTTTTTCAGGTCTATGCTGCTGAATGTTTCGATATCGATGGCTAGGGTTTTCAAAGTGTTTCGTATTTGGATTTAACCAGCGTTTTACGTTCGTATGATGTCAAATCCAGCCAGCAATCTTTACACACCTGCGGAAATCCATCGCCATCTATTAGATCATCATTTTTATCGATGAAATACTGCCCGCATAATTCACATGCGCGGCCTTCAATCATATCATCTGCAATTTCGCCCATGATTAGTTTATTTTAAATATCAACATTTAAAGGTTTGTACCCTGGAAAAGCAGGTTTTTGCCGATTGTTTGCCTGTGTAATCCGGTCAGCCCACCGGCAATTTGATTTTGAATAATTCCGGTTTACTTTGATCCTGTCTATTGTGTGTTTGAGCGTGGGCCTATCACCCATATCAGCTAAAAAATTTCGGAAATCATGCCAGCGCTTCATCACTTTGATACCCCGGGCGCCATACCATTTGTAACGGTTATTTGATTGATGATAACACCTACCCATCATAGCCCGCCAGCTGTTATATGTTGGTGTGCGCTTTCCTGCCTTCGCCTGTCCGTGATGTTTCGCCATATTTGGTGGAAAATGAAGGCGGTAAAAACCGCCTTCCGATTACTGGTTAACTCTGAAGTACCCCTGACAAAAATTTAAAGATCATCATCCGGGCCTGCGTTTGTTACTGTAGGCGCATCGATATTTGCAAATGCAGTTCCTACATCCACCCGGCCACTAAATGGCTTATCATCCTTAGTTTTCATAATGTGATTCAGCCCCACGCCAATGCCCTTTTTACCTTTATCATACGAAAAGAAAGATAAATTAACATAGCCCCACATGCCGCTGTAGACTTCAGACTGCCTGGTGATGGGTTCGCGTGCAGTATTAACTACATTCGGCTGATCTTTTGAAGTCGCGTTTAAAATCCAATATCCGGCGTATTCAGGGATTATTTTTGGATCTTCCCCCATAGGCAAATCGCCATCCTTTAATGGGCTTTTCATTCCATTAGGTTTCACGCCGCCCCATGTTTTCACGATACCAATTTCAACTGCCGCTGCGATTGCTTTGCGTATCTGATCAACAATAGCAACGCTTTTTTTCGGAATCATAATAGCAGATGAAAATTTCAAATCAGGGGAATTTTTACTGCGTTTGGCTACAAATGCATGAAGGTGGGAAAATCTGATTTCACCAATTGTGATAACGTTTGTGCTTGTCATGTTTGTGTCTGTCATAATTCATCGTTTTGAATGTTAGAAAATGCTTGTTTCGTTTTATCAAGTGAATTTAATTCCGGGCGCGGATCAGTGGCAGGCACAAGTACCGGCGCGCCGGCAGGTTTGACAATATGATTAAATAGCAGGGTATTTAAATCTTTTTTACCTACTAATTTTTCCAAATCACCAATGCCTTTTAGTTTTGTGTTATAGATTTCGGCAATTTTAAAATTGTTTTTCACCAAAATCTGCGCAGCTTCATCAGGAAACGGTATAACCCGATTTGCGCGGCCTTCCACTAATTTAAACCCGGGCCATTTTGTGCCTTTGTTTGCTTCAGCCAGCGCGTATTCCTTTACGGCATCTATCCAGTTAATGAATAGCGGCGCCATATCCAGCACCTTTGCTGTGTCTGCGGGCGTTAAATGATTAGGATCTATCAAATCTTCTTTTACCATGCTGACGTTTGCAAATGCCACTTTGGCCAGATCCATATTGAAATCTTTTAACGCTTTGCAATGCACTTTTGCTTTACAAAATCTGCAATGTTCACCAGGCTGGTAATCGCCTTTGCCGTTGAACGCCATCAGCGCCCGGGGCCGTAGTTCAGCGTCAGCCCACGCCTTCAGGTCATTCACTGAAATTTCAAAATGGGATGAAGGTGATGCACTGGAAATGCGCGGCTGATAGATGATGATTTCGACCATTTGAATATCATATAAATGTTCAAAATCATTCAGCCAGCCTAATGCATAAATCATGGCCTGTTTATTTTGATTTGAATCTACTTTAACACCTTTCCCATACTTCAAATCAATGATGGATAATTTAGGCTGTGACACTATACCTGCGTCACCTGTGCCCCACGCATCAGGAACGTATGCAGACACGTCCAGCTTCCGTTCCAAAAATAGCCGTGCATCCGGTGTAGTGGCCCGGGCTGCATTAAAATGTTCAATCACGAATTCTGCATAATCCGTGCAATACCCCCACATTTCAGTGTTATAATGTTTGTTTGCTTCAATGGGTATCAATGCTGCTTTGAAATCACGGTCCAACATTTCACCCGTTTTATGCAAAATCATTAGTTCACCTAATTTGTGGGCCAATACACCTTCATCTGCAAATTCACTGCTGCTTTCAGGGTATTTTAATTCCTGACGTGCTGATGGCGTACAGGCCAGCCAGCGTGATGCAGATGAAGGTGATAAAATGGCATGGGTCATAGATCATCATTTGCGGCCGGCGCAACGGTTTCAGCCTTTTTGATTTTTTCCAGATCCGCCATGAATGCTTCAAATTTGGACGGATCTATTTCAGATGTTTTTGCAGCACCGTGGGCGATAATCAGGGCTTTTACTTCCGTGCGCAGTCCAGCTTCACTTTTCGCTGTGGCGGCTTTACGTACATCTTCCAAAGTGAATTTGGGGGCCGGTTTCACGCCATTTGAAGCGGCTATATCTGCCTGCGTTACCTGAACGGGGGCGGCTGCCGGTGCTGCTTTTTCTTTTTTGGGTTTGTCAGCCGCGGGCGCCTGATTAGCGCCGGCATTTGATACCAGGGCTTTCAGCCAATCCATGGTTTCGGGTGCTAGTCTGATGACATGATCTACTTTGATTTCCATTTTTTGATTTGATTTTTAACGTTTAATAATTGGGTTTGCGAATATAGATGTTTGGTTAGTACTTTTTCCGGGCGCAGGACATTCTGAATGCGCCAGTTATACATGGTACGGATGGAAATGCCTAAGAATTTTGCAGCTGCTTTTTTATTGTAATATTTCATGGGGCCGTAAATATAAGCGGCAACAATAGGCAAATCCAAATAAATTTTAACATTGTGCAAAAGATTTTTTAAAAGCCCACACTTTTAGATAATTGTTATAGTTACCACACAGATAACGCCTATCTTAATCAAATCCTGCCCTTACTGGCAGTTTTTAATATGTGGGCTTTTCCTAATTTACGCAGCCACCTATGTCTGAAAACCTGATGCATAGGATGGCCATGTGCATCCGGGCTGATCACTTTATAAATAATGTATGGCAGGCCGCTGACATCACCAATTTTATGTAGTCTTTGCATCTGGCGTTCGTAATTGCCGGAAACAACTTCCAAACAAAATTTGCTTTGTTTTTCTATGTGTAATTCAAGTCTCAAACTTCCTGACTTAATATTTTTATGTCGAATAATTTGTAGGCATCGCGTATAGTGCCAGCGGCAGGATTATCCACAACATACTTAAAAAATAAAATGGCCACTTCCTGCGCATACATATCAGGTAAAAGATCAGCCACCTGCCCGGGTGTCATTTTGCCGGCTGTTAAATCAGGCTGCAATTTTTTACCGATAGCAAACATGATGCTTTGTTTTTTGGTCATATCATTCGGCCAGCCATGGCCATTTTTTCAATTTCAGTTAAATCCCATCCTACCAAAACGACAAAAATATTCCTGGTAATCCTTTCAAGCAGATACGGATCTGTAGGCGGCACCATTTTCCATTCATCCACTTCCCAAAGTATGTAATGTGTGGGCTTTACAATTTTCGGCATGTATTGTGGGGGCACCAAAGGCACAGGGGCTGTTAAATTCATTTTACGCCATACGTTTTTATCTTCCCATGCGAATGTGGGCATAGTGCCATCCGGTAAAATTACATCGCGTGCGCTATTTAACGAAAATCGCATATTAGAAAGTGCCATTTTATTATCCCTGTAATAAACGCCCCCGGATATATTACAATCGCAAAATACTTTTGTGGCGCCTACCTGTGCTATCGCTAACCGGGGCTTCGCAGGTTCAATGCATCCGGCTTTTGCAATTACTTTATTTATGTCAATTACTTTTTTGCCCTGCCTGACCTGATTATAAATATTTTTCAAATCTTTATAGATAGGTTGTTTTGACGTCCGGGCCGCTTTGCAGTATTCATGCCATAATTTGTTGGCGTCTTTCTGCGCTTCAGATACACTACAGTCTTTTATGATGTCTTTCATTTCTGCGCCGGGTTTATTGTTGGGTAAATACTATCTTTTGATTTGAAAGCAATCAGACGCAGATCGGACCCATCCAATGTGTAATAACGATTTCCGCGCCTGGTAATTGTGGGGATGTGTTTCGTGGTTATCTGTCGGCCAAAGTCATTTCTATACGTCACATATTCCAAATTACGTATGGTATCACGGGGCGGCGGTCCTAAAATAAATCTTTCTGTCTGCGCCAGTGCGCCAGTGCAGATGAATATTGAAACTGCTAAAATGATTTTCATATTCTTATAATTAATTCCTGAAGTTCATCTGCCGCAGCTGGCGCCAGATGGTCATCCAAAATTCCTATCAGCTTATTAAAGCGCTGGCATAGTTCACGATGATCTACCTGCATGTAGTTACTCACTATCTGTGAGTGAAAATTTACTTTCATGCATGCTATCCACCCCGCTTTATACGCCTGCGGATTTTCTTTAAATCCTTCCTGCATGGCCATTTGTTCTATTTCCACTTCAGTCATATCGGAATGTATTTTAAAACAAAAATAATGGCAGCCACCAGCAGAAATATAAAAATTCCGGCCAGTGTCACATTTCCTATTTTGTCAATTATCTTTTTCACAATACGGGGTTAAATACTTTGTATCTGTGCAGCAGAATACTATACAATCTTTGCAGCCGTTTACGTTCATCATCGAATAGCACAGTGGCCCAATAACTACCGGCTAACTGCTTGCGGGTATCCAAACGGCTGTAGGCTTCAATGATTCTGTCTTTCAACATTAGTGCTGATTTAGTACTAAAGTAGTACTAAATACAATTGCGCCAAAATTTATTTTTGAAAAAGAAAATCCGCTATGGAAATAGCGGATTTATATTTAATACCCTTTAAAACCAACATGAAAAAGATCAGGCAAATCTAAGAAATCCTTTTATTTTCGGGCCAGGAAAATTACGGATTTTCTTAGCCACTTCAATCCCTTCCCTACTGCCAGTATCATTTGTGTTACCTTCAATGGTGTGAATTCGCTGCCCTAAAATATCTACACTTTCTACTATACCTGTATGCCCCAATCCGCCACCTAAATCCATAATCATAATATCACCGGGTTTTACATTGCTAATAGAATCAGGCTTTATTTTCCATGCCCCCGGCGTATTATTCCACACTGCCAGCACGCCAGCTGATTTGAATAGCGGATTTTCGACGCCTAACTGATGTGCAGCGTTATTGAAACACCAATACATGAATGCCATGCACCATGATCCTGGAAAATTCAGGCCCACTTCTTTTAAATAATCCTGCACAGGATGGCCCCAATTACTGCCCAAGGGGTTTTCTTTTTGGCCTACCTGTCCCTGCGCGATTTCCAGCGCCCTGCTTACTGTATCTGTCATAGTGTTATTTATTTACTGTGGGCCAATTCATAGACTACTGCGGCCATCGCAATCACAACGCCGCCGGCAATCTTCAGAAAAGTACTTTGATTTTTTATTTTCTTATCAGCTTTTAAAATATCTTTTGTCAGCTGCTGCCCGTTCGCATGTTCAGCAGTTAGCAGTGAATCAGTTTTGCCTAGTAAAAGTACCTGCGCCACATAGGCGTCATTACCTTCCTGTATCTGTATTTTTTGGTATGATATAGTCGAATCTTTCATGGCCCGTTCAATGTCAATTCCATAGCGCAAAATGCTGTCCTGCTTTACGATTTCGCCGCAGTCTGCCAGCTGTAGATCCTTATCGCCTTGCCCTTTAGCTTCCTGATATTTCAGCGCCCAATATGCGCTATTGGCCTGCGCCGTCTTATTTTCTGCCGTTTGAATCAATAGCTTAGTGGCTATGCTGTCCTGTTTTTTCTTCGCCAGGGCCGCAGCTGCGCTATCTATGCGCAGCCTATCTGCATCCTGCTTTTTAAGCGTTTGCAGGGCCTCATAGGCGCTGTCTAAACTATGTTGCTTTGTATTGTAATCGGGCGGCGTAGGGACCGGGCGCAGCATTAAATAGATAATCACCGCTATCAGCAGTGCAATCAAAACTTTCCACCAGTTTTGCCCTAGCCAGCTATCTTTAAATGGGGCCATAGAAAAATAAATAAACAGTTTAAAATGATCAGTGCAGCGAAGGTTATCAGTTTCGGGGTCCAGAAATCTGTACCAAATATATTGCGCGTCTGCTTGTCCGTGGTACTTTTCGGGTCCAGTGTCTGATAGTTTATTGGCAGATGCCTGAACAAGTTAAGTGATATATCAAAAACCGCTTCCCGGATCAGGCACAGCAGCACAGCATATTCAATCAATGTAAACCAGTTATGCGAAAAAATGATGGCCAGAATGCCGCCTATGATGAAGTACACAAAAGTCCACCAGCCATGATAAATTGGCAGGTTGTCTTTTATCAGATGGGCATGCCAGCGCGCCATTGCTATATTTACGGCCAGTATGATCAGCTGATAGTAATATGTCATTTCTTTTTCTTTTGCGCGGGCTGCGGGGCAGCTTTAGGCTTTGCAGCTAAACTGTCATCTACGTACCAATCAAATAACTGCTGGCCTATGATCGCATTTATTTTTCTGTAGAATTCTATTTGCCTGCGGGCTGAATCTGCGCTGATATTCTTTTTATGCAGCGGTAATTCTATTGAATTGTCAAACGCTTCATACATCCAGTATAGCTGATCGGGCGTAAATTTATAGGCGGCCACTTTTGGTTTAGGCGCTGATGCGGTCGCAATTGTGCCCCCACCTTCGCCCATGGGCAGTGAATCTGATAATTTTTTGGCCGTGGGCACCGAATCTTTCAGACTTTGTGATTTAATGACGGCTGGGCGGAATGCAGGCGCAGCAAACATGGCGCAAACGGCTAAAGACGCAATTAATTTCATTCCATTAAAAGATTAATAGCAATAGTTACAGCCAGCCCAATACCAAACCAAATATAGTATGGCAGGTTTTTCGTGGGCTTCATGGGATGCACAATAGCATAGGAAAAAAGAAGTGATGCAAAAACTCCCAATAAAAGCCCATACGGCCTAAAGGGATGATGGGCATTTAGGTAATTAATGCCCCAATCCGTGGTTTCAAGTAAAACCAACTGGCCCACCAGTAAAAGTGCGCCAGCGAAAATCTGTAATACAGTTTTCATTTGAAATTATGTTTATCAGCAGGGTCAGGCTTTGCAGTATAAATAAAATACAAGTTCATCAGCAAAGTCGCAAACGCTACAATGAGGATAATTTTTAACATGGTACTAAATTAGTACTATTTAAACACCCACCAAAATTATTTTGGCGGCTGTGTGGGGGTTTGCGTTGTTTCACCTGGCGCGGGCACTGTGACTGTGGTACCAGCTGGCGGCGCAGGGGCCACAATGGTTTGGCTAGGCGTAAAGAAATTTTTACTTAAATAAACAAATGCAGCGATTAATGCCACTTTGCCAATATCAGCCCAATGGATATTTGAAAAACTTCCGCCCGTGGTCCCTAGCGCAGAATAAAGGTAATCAGTAATTGCGCCGCCGATTGCCATAATCAGCGCTTTTGATATGTCTTTGATATCAACTGAAAACTTTTTACTGGTGCTAACTGTAGTAATTTGGTCAGGCATAACTGTATTTTTTAGTGAGTAAAATTTTTACTTTTTATCCTGTTTTTGGATCTTTATAATTTCTATGTCCTGCGTATTCTTATCAATGCGTTCGTCAAGCGCTTTGATTTCTGCATTCCTGCTTTCAACTCTTGATGATGCTTTTGCGTCCTGCTTTGTCTGATATAATTCAATGGCGGCCACCCTATCTTCCAATCCTTTCCGGTCCACTGCATTTTTAACGTACAGCCCCACGGCGCCTGATAAAACCACTACTACAGAAATTATTAACTGAATAAGTGTAATTGATTTCCCGGTTCTCATTTGTTCTTTGATGGGCATAGTTTACTTTTTTATAAAAAGTGAAATGACAATTTGCGCAGCAATCGCCAGCCCCATACCAATATACACAAGCTTATTTATGGCCGCAATTTGTTTGCCTATATTTTCTTCCAAACTATCACGCTTTTCTGCCACCCTGGAAAGTTCTTCCCGTAGTGATTTGGTATTATTTTCCATATCACGCAGAATATCTTCGCGCTCCCTACTTTTCAGGGCTTTAATCCAGTTTACCTGATTGTCAATATAATCACGGGTGCTGATTTTCATTTGCTTAAACTATCCACTTTCCTTTCTGTGCGGACACCTCTGATGCTGTCAATTTGCATTTTCTTTTTTATTAGCCGGATGTCAAAAGCTTGTGTGTCTATCTTCCTTTCCATCCGTAAATTTTGGTCATAGGTTTTATCTGCAATCTTCGCTTTCCAACATATCCAGGGCACCATAGTCATGGCAAACATGGTCAGTACTGCCATCATCCCCTGCATTATATAATTTCTACTATCTTTCATTTAGGTATAATTTCCAGTAATTGTTTCACTGAAAAGTAACCAAAGATCAGGCCGCCTACACCAATACCAATGGCAATGCCTTTTAAATATGAAATAATTGTATCCAGCTTTTTTTCCATCGCATCAGATCGTTTATCCAGCACATCTATACTTTCTTCAATTTTTTCTATCCGCTGTCTTTCATCAATTGTTAAAGCAGCCATTACCTGTGTTTAAACTTTTTAGTGCTGTGAAAACAGTTACAATTATTCGCACCAGGCACGCCAGATGGCTGCAATTGTGTATAGCGCCATATTACTGCGTCAGATGCTTTTGTAAATGTTGCTGTGTGACCATTCACAGGATCATACAGTAAAAACTTAGGGCCGATCAACTTAGTGGATAGATCGAATATTTGTATAGGCTGTCTTATAAAATTAAAATTGTTAGTGTTATACTGTGACCCGGAAACATTTGAAATAAGGGTGGAAACGGATCTACCTAAACTGTCCACCAGTAAATTGTTTGACACATTACCCGGATTTACTTTTTTCAATGATCCGTGCAGATCCTGTACGCTGATGGCAGGGCTTCCACTTTCAATGTATTCAATGATATTGTGGTCAATATTATAGGTGGCGCTGTCAGCTGCCGCACCAGTATTTTCCAGCATAACGCTGGCCGGATTGCCGCAGCACGATTCTGGAAAATAGTGGATGGGTATGCCTTTAGATCCGCCTACGTTGTTTGTAATTTGTTTTACAATCCAATTCCAGGTTATATCATTATGACCGTGGCCCAATCCACCAAACCCATCTTTGCCCCCGTACACTACGTTATATAAAATCGTGGCGAAGTAAGTGCCGCCCCAATCCAGCGTAAATCGCTGCGTGGCTTCATTATTATAGGCCACATCATAAAACCAGTTATTTATTTCCTTTGCCACCATGGCCGCGCTGATCTGAAAACCGTCCCTGTACGTTCGCCTAAAAAGTGAATTCATCACGGTGAATGTGTCCATACGGGTGGATGGAATGCCGTGTGTGGTATTGTTAGACAATCCATTTGGGTTTGTATCGCCATAGTACCCACCTTCCCCATTTTGCGTGGTATCCACCATACAGTCATCTATGCACATTTGGGACCATCGCCAATTATTCCACCAGGTTAACGGCCGCGTGGTGTCCTGATCATTTTTTACAAAGTGCCCTGTGGCGGCATTCCGGGTGTACCATCCGCGCACAGTATCATTTGACCCGAATAGCCACGCCATACCGGCTTTTAAAGCCATTACAGGCCAATCAATCTGAAAACCATAATAGGCGCCTACCTTGTTCAGTTTGCCGTCTAAATTGCAATAGGTAAGCCCTGAACTATCGGACCCATACCCCAAACGCACAGTGCCCACGTTCACCACTGAATCAAGCGGGCAAATAATGATCCGCCGCCCATCACATCCCATAATGCCGCCTAAAAAGAAGTTATCCCATATTCCATTATTTACGTGATTTCGCTGCACTTTGATCGTGTCGCCGCCCTGCGGATATTCACCGTAAATAGTTTTAATAGTTTCTGCCAGCTGCTGATATACCAGCTGTGTGGTTGACGTGCCGCTGATTATATACACATGTGGCGCGCCCACACGGCAGCCATGTTCATGGAATCTTTGAAAATCTTTCACCCTCACCTGCACTGTGTCACTGGCTGAATCTGACAAACTTTTGGCCGTTACCCTAAATTGATATTCACCAGGTATTAAATTATATGCCCGTGTCGTGTCGTTTGTTGGATCTGTAAAAGTCACCGTATTTGGCCCCGCCAGCTGCGTCCACTTTATGGTCAGCGCATTTGGTCCTGTACTGCATATAAGTTTTGCAAATGTGGTGTCATAGGTTTGTGTGGGTCCGTGGCCATTTTTCTGTGCCAGGGGCTGCGTGAAATATCTGCGCGCAGCAGCAATAGCAGGCACGCCAAATGGATTTACTACCTGCACTGTGGCTGTGCTGGATGAAGATGCACCAGCTGTGTCCGTTACTTTTAATGTAAGTGTGTATAGGCCAGCACTATCCATGTGTGTAATCCAGGTACGCGGTGAATCTGAATTTGCTATGATGGGATTTGACCCGCCGGGGCCTACTATTGTCCACAAATATGTGATGGGGTCATTATTCGGATCATCGCCGTGGCCTACCTGAAAAACAGAATCAAGCGGCAGGGTAATAATTTTATTAGATCCTGCATCTGAATTGGGCGCGGTATTCTGCGCGGCGCCTTGTTCAGTGATAATTAAATAATCAAAATAGGCACTTGGGTATCCTACAGATGGTGAAACTTTCATAGCCAGCTGCCCTGCCAGTGATGGCACTAAATTAATTGCCGTAAATTCATTTGCATAGTTATTGCCGGCAATCATTTCCGCTGAATCATTTGTGGTAGTGATTTTAAACTTTACTTTTCTGGCCGGGCTAGTCACACTGATAGACGCGGCGGATTTGATTGTATAAAGTTTATTGGGGTCTAAATTGCTGAATGTGACTGTCATAATACCATTTGACCCGCCATAGGCATAATTATTAAGCGCCTGCCATGGCACTTTCAGCCCGGTAATCGTACTTGCATACAAACTTGAATTGGCGATGGCTGGCGAATGATACCCGGCCAGCTGGACAGTCCAGCCGTCATTGGTGCCGTCTGTCCTCACTAAATTAAAACTTAATGCGCTATCGGGTTTCCATCTTTGCCAGGTAGAATCATAATAGCCCATATTCAGCGTCATTGATACTTTAGATGTCTTATCGGTCCCTGATGATTTATTGATAACACGTAGCTGCATTTGATCGAAACTAAAAGCGCCGCCATTATCTGTAGCCCCGAATTGCAGGGTATAAAGCCCGGGCGACAAACCGGATACAGTCACTGTATCTGTAGTAGTAGATGAAAATATGACGGACCCACCGGCGATTAGGGACCATCCGCGTGATGCAATCGTGCCATCAGGATCACTGGCTGTACCTGTCAGGAAAATACTGGTTTGCGGCAAAATTATAGTCTGATCTGATCCTGCGCTAACTACTGGCGGAATGTTGGATGATGCCACTACAGTTATTTGCACGTCATCTGTGCCCGTTAATCCGTTATTATCTGTAATTGTCACCCTGAATACATACACCCCGGCCACCAGCCCTGTGGCTGTAGTAGTGGCCAGTGTCGCATCAGTGATGGTAAAAGTAGATGGCCCTGAAATTTTTGACCATGCGTATGTGGTTATGCTTGTCGCATCACCGTTTACAAAACTGGCAGACGCATCTAAATTACCCGTGCTAACCGGCAGCGTTATAGTCTGATCAAATCCTGCATTCGCTGTAGGCGCTATGTGCCCGGACGTATTTGTGGATGTGTCCAGTTTACTGATCATCCAGGTATAAACGTTTGTATTGATATCTACAGTGCCGTGTGAACGGCTAACCACACCTGACTTTGAAGTATTCCACACAGCTGTAGGATCTGTGAACGTGGGGAAACTTCCGTGGGCGCCCGTACCGTAGTGGCAGATATATCGCGTGGCGCTATTGACCACTGCGCTATCCATTTTTGTTGCCCTTGGGGCTTCATCCCTGCCGCCGTCTGCGTCTTGTTCAAACATCAACATTTTTCCGCCCCTTACAACCCAATCCACATACATGTATGGGTACTTCCGTTCGCCGCCAAATGTACTTGTTTTAGCATAGGGATTTCCCTGAATACATACGATGGCCCTGATTCCGTCATTGTATGAATGATCACCGGCAGTAGGCTGATAGCCCGCCTGACCGTCTGCATACTGACTACCTTGCGAAATATCGATTTCAGCCACGCCGTTTTTCTTTACTTTAAAACGGCTGCGCATGATATCCATCGCAGGTTTTTGCGTAGTAGGATCAAAATAAGTTCCACCAGCAAACGGTAAAAATGATACTATAACAGGGTGGAAAGTTTTGCCATCATACACCACTGACCCATCCCATGTGCCCAATGAATCTATATAGTAGTGCGGGCCATATTTGCGAAGTCCTGAAATTTTATTGGCGTTTATTTCGCCTTCCCCGGGCCACCAAACTATCAATAGATTTGAATCTAAATTATTTTGGTCATACGTGATGATAGCCGGGCGGCCATTTATAAGTGTGTCCTTTGTGACCATGGACGCCCAAAAATATTTGGTTTTCACGGGGTCCTGTGGATATCCGTAATGCGTGTCAAATATCCTGGCGCGCCTATCTAACCTATAATATTTCGGAATGCTTTTGCGGCCTGATGTTGTAAAGGACAGCAAAAACAAACTGAACATGGATATCAAAACGCCCGTAAATATCTTATCTATTTGCTTCATCGTGTCAGATTAATAAACGCCAGCGTAAATAAATGATCCGCTTTTTGTCACAGATGATGAATTAAAAGAAGATGCCAAAGTAGTTTGTGTGCTAATCGTGCCCTGCAAAAACATGCTATGCGTAAAATCTGAACTACTTTTGCTTATCGCCGCCGCTGCCAATCCGTTAAAACCTGGCGCCGTTACCTGTGCGCTTTCATTGTACAGCAGGCCGATATAATACAGGCCGATAGCTGCTGAATATGTGCCGCTGAAAGCCACCCTGACCGCCCCTGATCCGGTCCACGTAGTTCCACTGCTGGCAGATGACGCCACAAGTGTAGCCGCGCCAGTAGTCAGATCCACAGAATACAGCCCCACCCTGTTTTCATTATTCGCTGTATAGTTTCCAGCCGTCTGCTGATCTAAATCTATGCCCGTTAAAGTTTGCGCGCTTGATACATAGACAGCTATGATTCTTAGCTGTGAGTTCGCTAAAGATTGATTTGTAGCTGCCGTACCTTTCTTTACTCCAAGTGATTGAAATTTAAGCGTGCTGCCCATCAAATGGTACACGTTCATATCATCATCGATGGCCGCCGCAGCGTCCACATACGCATCCGTGGCCACTTTTGTAGACGCATCTAATGGCGACTGCGTTGTAGCCGTTATGCCGTTTGGAATGGATGATGTAGTGGAAACTGCATTGGTGCTGGACGCATAATATGCCAGCTGGTTAGCCGTTCCTGTATTCACTGTGCCTGATCCACCGCCACCGGTGCCATAAGTTGACCACGGCAATTTAACAACGTACCCGGCACTGTTTACGCCGATCGGTTTAATATTCGTGGAATCTAAAACAGGTATAGTAAGATTTTTAAACCTGGTGCCGTACTGATCCCATGTAATTGCTATGGATGGTGTATCGGTAACGGGCGAACCTGTCATGCCCGCAATCAGTACGCTGATAGATCCCTGTGATGCATTTATTATACTTCGCCCAGATCCACTATTTCTAATCAAAAAACCATCAGGCACAAATCCATTTGTTGAACTTCCTTCATAAGCCTGAAATGAATGGGTTAAATCGTTCGTAAATAAAAATCCAGAAGCGGCGGCATTTCCTGCATTGGTATTGGTCATTAATATTCGCGGAAAACCATTATTATTAGCAGTCAGATTTATCATCGTGCCGCCAGCAGTATTTCCTAAAATTTGTAAGCCCCCGGGCATCCCTGTAAAACTTGCATCAATATCAAGTGAACCGTTTGTAGAATCATTAGTTAATCCCTTTACTCTGTATAGTGTATTGTCTGTGCCCCAATACGATAGGGTGCCAGCCAAACCGTTACCGGTAACTGTACCTTGCTGCTGAAATACCAGTGCAGTGGTGCCGGGCGTAATCGTACCGCCTGTTATCTGCATCCACAGGCTACCTATATTTTTAGTGCCGGCTTTTACAGCCACCAGTGTCCCTGCTGCCATGTTATCACCCTGCGCAGAATAACTGCCCCACGTTAAAATCCAGGGCTGCGAAACACTGCCTACCTGCGTCACGGTGTAAATTTCATTCTGCGCGCCGGATGCCTGATTTTTCACTAACACGCGCTGGCCAGCTGATAGCGTCACGCCATCGATAGCCGGCAAAACTAAGTTTGTAGTGGATGTCAGGGTGCCCGCGCCACTGTTAAACGTGCTGGCCCCAAGTGCAGCTGTAGTGGCTGCGTCCACTGACTGATGTAGCGGCACAGGCTGTGTGGCAAATAGTCCACTAGGATTGTAGACTACATTATGGGACGCCACCAGTGTCCCTGCATGTTCAGTAACGGTTTGCCATCTTCCTTTATTATCGATGTGTCCACCAGGTAAAATGTAGGTGGCGTCCACCGCGGATGTAGGCACCAAATATTCACGTATCAATGAATCACCCAATTTTGTGTGGGCTATTTCTGTAGAATCTTTTTGCCCAAAAGTGTAAAGCGAATCACCTGCATTTGAATTACGCAGTGAATTGACTGTGGCCCCCGGGTATGTGTACAGATTAATAGAATCATTGAACAAACGCCAGGCGCTGCCACTCCAATTTAAATATCCGGGTGTCAGTGATGGCAATGCATGGGCCAGCAATCCGGTGTTTGTGACCACACCTACATTTGTATTCGTCCAGTCGCCGCTGATCGTGCGCGCTGTGGCTATGCCTAAATTGTTGCCTATAAAAAAATCTGCATCCGGCAGCGCAGATGTACCGCCGCCGCCCTGTGTGACGGTATGGAATTCAGTGCGGCCATTTCCCATATTTTGCAGAAATCCGCCTATGGTGTCTTTTGTTTTATTGCGCAGCACCAGTTCAGCATAGCCGCCATTTTTATAAATGCGTATGCTATCGCCGCGCAGGTCCACATTACTTTGGGCAATACCGGTCATAGATAGCACCAGTAGCCCGAAAAAAATCAATAATTTTTTCATGGTGCAAAAATTAAGGGGCCGCAGCCCCGTTAATTAAGAAAGATATTCAAAGCAGTTAAATATCCCATCCGGGGTATTGTACGGCACCGGAATATCGTCATTTGTCCACTTTACAGTCACGTCATACGTAACTTCATCAGTGGTAGGCGCCGTTACCGGGTTTTTAGGAATTATTTCTACTACTTTGTCCGAAAAATGTATTTGGGTGGATGTGCGCCATGCCACGTAGTAATTGCGGCTACGTTTGAGTTCATTATAAAACTGCCCGTTATGTTCGCTATAATTCGGGTCTTTGTAATTCAGGGTGAAAATGTACCCATTCAGCTTTGTGACCTGATCACCATAGCCATCACTTTCCTGTTCAGCACCACCGTCAAACGTGCCATTTGTGGCAGGTATGATGATGATCTGCTTTGACGTAATACCGTTCAGCCATTCCTGTGGGTTTGACGGATTAGTAAATACAAAATTCTTTTTGATGAATGCCACGCTACGTACACGGGCATTTTCTACCACACCGCAATCACTACAAAGATGATCGGGTATTTGGGCATCGCAATTGGACGGCGTATAGATATTGTAGTAGGCCATTTTAAAACATTTTTTAGGTTATGAACGATTTAAAGACATTTAGGTAGACAAACCGGATCAAATACCGCTTCTATTTGGTACGTGATTGAAAAAATATTTTGCTGCAATCGCATTTCATTCTGCACGCCCTGGTATTCAGCAGCATAAATCTGCGCTGAATTAAAATTTGCTGACAGCAGGCGCACGATCACGGATCTATAATTAGGCATCGCAATTACGTTTTGTAAATTCGCCTGTATGTAGTTCACAAGTTCATCAGCCTGCACCCCGCCCAATTTCTTTTTATCAAAGAAAATGTACATGGTATTTGAATAGGTATTGACCTGGAAACCTAACGAATCACCAAAACTGGACGGCCGGGTGCTAATTTGCAGGCCATTAGATTTGTGGTACAAAATCAGCGGGCTGGTGTCAGCAGCACCCACATAATTTGCATTTCCATTTTTATCTACGTAGCCTGGCATATTATCTGCGCCCCGTTTGACGTTTTCAGCAATACCGTCATACAATTGCGCGCCAGTAAACTTTTCAAAGATCGGCTGTAGCTGGTTATTGATACACGCTATTAGTTCTGTCAGGTTCATTTTAATGTATCACCGGCCAGCTGATTTATTCTATCGTATGCGGCTTTTATTTCAGCTTCCGTTAAATCCCAAATTCGCCGCCCGTTATATGTTGCCTGTACCCACTGTGTTTTATCGAAATTCAGTGAGTTATTAAACCCCACCCCATAACCTTTTTCCGTGGCGATAATCGCATAATCATTTTCCAGCTGCCTGGTTAAACTGGCCACTATTTTTGTCTCACTACTGCGATGATACTGCGGCCGCGGTTTTCCTTTTTCTATTCCTTTGGTGAAAACCCCTGTGGGTTTTGGCTGTCCTTTGCGCGGTCCTGATTTAAACGGCTCATTTGTTTTAAAAATTCCTGTGCGCACAGCCATGTAACCTTTAGAGTATTCGCCAATCTGATTTCCATCGCTGGCAATACCATCCGTGTGAATTCGCCTGGTAATCGCTGCTATGGCGTCTGCCGCCACCGGGCGCAGTAGATATTCTTTATTATTAAGCTTTTCTACTGTTTTTGCCAGATTCGTCACCACTTCTTTTAAATGAATCTTTAAAGAAATCATGGCAGCTGTATTACTTCCGTATAGTCACCCCCTTCCGGCAGGCAGCATGTTCGCACATCTACCAGCTTTATTGCCTTCGCTAATGCCGCTTCATATTCAGCTGTATAGTAATTTAATTGCTCTTTAGCTTCGTCCCGGGTCACTGTAGTAAAATAGTTTAACCGGGGCGAATACAGTCTGAATAGCATTATTTGGGCGCCTAAAGCATATTTCCACGCCGTTAAAAGAACTTTTCTGTTAAGGCAAATCAAATTTTCGTAATCGCAGTATGGTCGAATCGTGTAGCACTGCATCAAAGCGTTAAAAAAATCCAGGCTAAACCTGTCCCACGCTTCCGTCTGCACATCTGCCCACACATTCAAATACGTAATTTGTTCAGCATTTGCCGTGCTGTCTATAGCTTCTATAGATACCCCCGGAAGGGAATTTATGTAAACCCCACTTTCCGGGGGCGTTGTATTGCAGCCCTTAATCCCAATATAGTCCGTTAAACAATTCAATTAACGGGGGTATCCATACGCATACGTATGTGGATCAGTAGGCTGATTAGTTAAATAATACATCAATGTGCCGTTCGTGTCATACAGCGGATCTGTAGTCTGATATGCGTCAGCAGGCTGCACCCACAGGGCGTAACGTTTGCTGATGATTACCTGCCAGCCACGGTTAACACTTTGGCTATTTCCAGCCACGGTCAGCGTAGTGGGGCAATCAATGTAGCGCATCTGCATATCAAAAATCAAATCACGCAGACAGTCATCAGCATTACAGCTGAAAACTTCCACAGGCATAGGCAGCATCGTGAAAAAAGACGTGCCTTTAGGGCCGGCGCCCCATCCCTGATAGGCGTTACGGCCAATAAATTTCACGCTGCCAGGGGCAAACAGGCCTGCTGTATCCGGTCCCCAAATCTGCTGCGTATCCTTATCGAAAAAGAACTTTGGCAAACCGGTTTTGGAAAAATCCATGCCGGCCGCATTGCAGCACTGAAGCAATTGCGATGCATTCCACGCGGACCATAATCCACCGCCTACCAGGCACGGATCACCGCAGATTTCATTTTCCTGAATATCGCGTAGCATATCAATAATGCCGTTATCCAAAACGAATTTTGCGCCATCCTGATCCACATTTATCACCTTACCATGGCTTTGGCCAGTGGTCACATTCACACCGAAACGGGTCAGCATCTGTGTCACCAGATCCTGATTGATAGCGCGCATTACCACATTTGCAGTTTCATACATGCGTTCGTACACTTCGCGCATTACAGTGGTGGGCGGGCGTCCTGCCTGCCGGCTGCTGGCGAAATCAGCACAATACTGCGCCATGGTGGCGTCATCGATGAAAAAAGAAGATTTTTTAAACCCTAAATTTGGCAGGGTCCATTCCAAATAGGACGGAATGCGGTCCACATTACAATCATCCGTAGATGATACCTGACTAACTACAGGGCGTTTGGTGTACGATACAGTCAGCGGGCGGATGTTGGGGCCATCGAAACCGCTATTGACAGGATTTACTAACGAATTCTGGCAACAAAAGAGCATTGCCAGGAAACCGGCAATTTGCATTTTACGGCCCGGGGCGTTTCCTTCAGCAACATCATTTATGCTGGTAAGTAGCGCAGGGCAAAAGCCTTGTGACATATCAATAAATTTTAGGTATGGTAAATAAATGTATTTCTAACTGTCTGAAGGTTAGACGACTGAAGCGGATGGGGCTGTGGCTACGTTTTTCATAACGTCACCCATAACCTCTTTCCACACAGATCCTGCGCCCTTATCGGGGCTATTCTGATTGTTGCCAGCGGCATTATTCCGGCCGTTTTGGTTGCCATTGTTGCCCGCGGCATTAGTCGGGCCTGAAGTGCCATTATTGTTGCCAGCCCCATTCTGGCCATTGGGTGGGGTAATCAAAAGTAATTTATTGTTAGCCAGTACTTTTTCAGTGTACTGCTGTGCATTTACTTGTTCATTATTTTCGTGGTAGGTGCTGCCATCTACTTTGGTCAAAACTACGCTACCTGCGTCATCAAAATCGAATTTCAACCCCTTCGCCCGCATATCATCCTGTAGTAAAGTTTGCAGGGCTATACGCTTTGCGGCTGGTGGCAGGGTGTCAAATGTTGTTTTATGGGGCGATAACATGGAATCAATTGCATACCGCAATTCCACGTTTTTAATGTCTTTTTTATTGCTTTCAATCAGCGCATCGTGCCGTTGTTTGGCCTGCACGATTTCCTGGTTTAGCCTTATGATGTCATCCTGTAGCGTCTTTTTATCGCCGCTGCCAGCGGTCGCCAGCTTTTCATATTTCTTTTTCAGCTGCGCACCGAGTACGCCGATCTTCTTAAATGAATTTTTTTCCGCAGCGATGGCGTTTTTGTCATCATCTTCAGTCAGTCCCAATTCGCCCAAAAGATCATCAATAGTTTTATCCACCGCGTTTAGGGTGGGCGCCACGTAATGATTTTTCAGATCCTGGTGATTGTTTTTGGCTTCCGAAATGCTGATCAGCTGCGCATTGATTGTTTTAACCACATCTTCAGGTACATCGATTGCAGTCAGGGCGTCACTTCCGAAAAATGCTTTGAATTTATCATCTTCCGTATTGATTCCACTTTTCTTTGCAATGTTCTTTAAAATATCCTGAAGATTCATACTACTTTTTTGGTTTTGGTTTTGGACGGCCACAGCCTTTACAATATATCATAACAAACTGATTTTAAATATCTTCAGTCACAGTGGCTTCAGTCAGATCACGGACAGGTTCAGGCTGCTTTTTATGGCTTCTTTTAGCTGGTTCAGACTGCTGCACTGGCGCTGCTTTTGCTGCTGCGGGCATTAAATCAGGCACCTGCGTCTGTGCTGGTGCATTAGTTTCGCCGCGCAATTCAGCCAGTATTTCTGCCTTCAATTCTGCCCGTAAATCTTCAGCTGTTTTCTGCCGGCCTGTATAGACTGGTATTTCTTCCTGGAAATCTTCAATTTCATGGCAAAGTTCAGGGCGCCCGGTTATTTTGAATTCTTCATTTTCCCGGCGCAGATGTTGTTCAGCAGATTTCGGTGCAATAGTTTCTTTGAAAACTACCTGCCGATTGTCATCGTACATCAGCTGCACCCCATTTGTAGTGCGTGGTGTTAGCACTCTGATTTTCTTCCCATTAATCATATTAGGTCAAATGTAGATAGGAATTTTTTGAAAATGAACAACAATACAAAAAATACCTGTATCAATGATATCAAAAATATTTTTCGTATTATCGTGTAAAATCTATTTATGAAATTCGTCTACCAGCCAGATGATGAAGCGCGTGAAATCATTTTGAATCATCAAAACGAAATGAAGTTAATGCGTGGTGCAAAAACTTTTGGGTGTGCATCCATCATAGACAGGATCGTAAAGGAATGGGCCAAATGTAGAAATGGTGAATTGATACCAAAGCCCTATAGAAAAAATGCCGCCCCGTAAAAAAGCCCCGCATAGAAATGCAGGGCTTTGAAACTTCAATAGACGTACTAAAATATTTACGACTGCCGCAGGTCGAATGTTTTAAAAGTTTCCAGGTCAGGGAATGCATTTGAATTTTTTCGCATCACGCAAAGTATATTCCACCCGTCTGTAGTATTTCCCATCGCCGGTATTTGATCAATCAGTATAATTTCCAACCCCGCATAGCACGCCAGCCGGTAATAAAACTCTTTTGTGTACCATTGAAAACCATGCCCGGGCCAGTTACCTGTTTTCGGATTTTCGGAAATGATCACGCCGTCAATTTTGCAAAGGTGAAATTTAATCTGCCAGCAATGGTAAATAGCTTCCCAATCAAATTTGCCGTCTATGCCCACATGTTCAGACGTGCCAAAGTCTGTGACTAAATCACGCTGGTAAAATTTTACATTTTGAAACGCTATCAAATTTGGTAGCCCTTCAAATGCTGCGCGGCCTAAATCAATTGGCCATGCGCCATTTTCCTGACTTAAATCGATTGCATTGTAATTAAGCCCCCGGGCTTCATACCAGGATTTCATATAAGGTGCTGGCAAATGTGGCTGCGCATAATTATTTTGCGCGCCTAACTCAATAACGCTTTTCGGCTGATAGTTTTTGATCAGCGTTTCTAAAATCGGAATATCTGCGGATGTCACGCCCATGGTATTTATTTTTAAATTTAAGGTAATGCAAAAAAGCAATCATGGCACGGCGGATGAATTTCTAAAATCTTTTCACGCCAATCTGCGCCGGGGTTATCTAAATAAATTTTCGTATCCAGCCCGCTGCCAATACAGCACGGGTATATTTTACCGTCCACATAGGCCACCGTTTCACTGGTGCCCCGGTCACACATCTTTGTGCCCGGGCGTGCGCTGCGGTCCATGTGCGTGATTTCACCTACATGTACTTTGATATTATCATAGCAGGGCCACCAATCAGCCACGTAGTTTTCAAAAGTGTTTATGATGTGTAGATTATCTTTGAAACCAGGATAAAAATTTTCTTTGTAGTGGCTGAAATAGATTTCATCAAAGCCCGTGAAATATGTAGGTCCGTATTTTTCTAAACCAAATCCATTTGTTTCTATGGTCAGTTTTTTACAATGAAAAATATTTTTCAGTATTGGCACCCACTCATTAAAATGTGGATGCATCGATGGTTCACCGCCAGTTAGGTGGATGCGTTCAATACCATGAAATAATTCAGCAGCATGTAAAATATATGCCCAATCATAAAAATGCTTGTCCTTATTTTGCATGTGCGTGATATTACAGCAGCAATCAGGGCATTTCATATTGCAGAAAGTAGATAGCGAAAAATTTATATTTGTGATGGGCTGTCTCATAGTGGCTGATCCACCCCCTTATTTATCCATTCGTAATGCCGCCCAAATTCACCAGTGCTATCATGCGGCTGATATACCAGCCATCCATAGGGCAGCATAGGAATGTTATATTTATAGCAAAGTACTGATAAAATCGCCTGATCATGGCGATGACCTTTGTAGCCGATACGGTCACTGCCGTAATCCTGGAAAGACACGCCGCTGTAGGCGGCTGCATACCACTCATTAAAGATTTGCAGGCCCATTGGATTGTCTAAATCGAAACACAGGACGCAGGCCATGATTTGTTCCATCTTCGTCAGATCCGCATTACGATAGCCTAAATGATTCAGCGCTTTGTCACTGATCCAATTCCACAGCGGATGGCCTAAATTATGAAAGACGGCCACACCATGTTGCGCTGCCTGCGCCAGTGTGTGCGTGGGTATCTTTGCCATGCATATAGTTGAATCAGCCCAAATGATTTTCCTGTAGCCTGCGTCAGCTGCTTTTTTAATGATGTCAGGTTTGAAACCATACGGAATTTCAGCATGGTTATAGATGCCCGGGTATTTACCCAATTCCAATTTGATGCCCTGGTATTCATCGCAATCACCGTCCAGTGATAACACCATATAATCGCCGTCCCATCCTGCTTTAACGCAGGACCGGATCATGCGCAGCTGCGCTTTGTTATAATTTTCCCGGCCTTTGGACGCAAACGAAACAATACATTTATCTGACATAAATTAAATTCTCACTGTTTTTATGATACAATCGAAAACCAAAGCGCTGCGCCACTGAATCAAATTTATCCTGATCCTTACCATTGAATTCGACGCACAGGCATCTGCATTCCATAGCGTCAAAATTGATTTCACCCATGATGAATAAGTCAAAACCTTCAGCATCTATAGAAATGAAATCGAATTTTTTATACGGCGAAGTCACTAGCATGGATTGAATAGTAGCCGTTTCGACTGTGATTTCCTTAAACTCTGTACCGGGCCATCTTTCTTTTTCTTTTGGTATTAATGTACTCAATAATGCCGTGTCACCTTTGCCCAAATGCGCCCCCATTTCATGGAACGGTTCAATGCCTATCCGGTCCGCTATGGCTGCATTGAATAACCAAACACGATCTACACCGCGATATAAATTATAAAGTTTTTGAAATGTTACGGGCGATGGTTCAACCAATGCGCCCCGCCAGCCACGTTCTATTAAATACCGGCTATTAGACAGCGTGATGCCGTCATTAGCGCCGATATCCAGCAGCGTGCCTTTGAAACCTCCGAAATACCGGCTAACTATTTCATCTTCGTTATTCTGTGCGTACATCGAAATTATTTATTTGTGACAAATCTATAAAAGTACATTGGAAAATCAGCTGTGCATGAATACCGTTGCATAAATTCACGGATTGCTGTGCCTATCGTGGCTTCCGTTTTAATCGCCTGCGCTTTATTTATCGCCACAGCAAAACTATAATCTTCATGCATCGATATTTCAGGAAATGGAAACTGAATGGCGATACTGCGCCGGATAGGGGCTATGTGATTTTGATAGCGCAGGTAAATTGTTTTTCCGCGCTTGTCACGGCTGGCACAGTAGGGATTATCTTTTGCAATAAACCATTTTGTTTCCAGGCGTCCGTTTGTTGTCATAACGCCATTCATGGCGATGGCGTCAGGATCTGACTGAATAGCTTCTAATATTTTTGCCACATAGTAATGCGGCACTGTGTCATCATCATCCACACTGACCACGTATTTACCTACAGCACGATTGTATAATATATTCCGCTTCCTACCTGTAGGCATTTCGCCATCATCGATTTCCACTAGTATTTCTACGCGGTCCTTTGCATCAGCTAAAACTATCTGGCTTTCCAAATCACGCAGCAGCCGTGCCAGCATGCCAGCCCTTTTATTCATCGTGCAGATGCAAATAGAAAGTTCAATCATTTCGGTAAATAAAAATTAAAACGTTTACGGGCTTCAAATGTCTTTTTATCTATGGCCCACAGCGATTGTGTGTAGGCCAGCTGTGCGTCCACCTCTAGCCCGGCCACATTCGCCGGGTGCATGTGTCTGTAGAAACTGGTAGGCGCCTGCCATAGCCTTCCTAATTGCTTTGCGACTATTATAGCCTCTTCATCACAGAATAAGGATTTATAGGCGTGGTGATATATGTAGTGGGTCCGATCATAGTAAATTTTATCCATGATGGGCAGCGTCAGAATGCCTGTAGTAAATCCATCAGGATATTGCAGCACGCCATCACCATCAGGAAATTCACGATTGAAATCATCTATGATTAGTTTGTCAAAACCTGTGTAATCAATTTGCATATCATCGCTGGTTAGCATGATGATCCGCCAGCCACTTTCAGGCACGCCACGGTTCACTGCATCGATCTTATTAAATGAATGCCCCCAATCCACGGACACCAGCGGACCGAATGCCGCTAATTTTTCACGCATTTCCAGGGTATTGGTTAAATAGTCATTTTTATCCAGCGTCAGCAGGATATGATACTGATCAGTCACAGCATGATCGATAATATTTTGAATACAGGCCAGTAATTTGCGTGGGCGTGAACGGGAAGGAAATTTTATTAATAATTCCATAGTCTTTTCCAGAATGATTTTTTAGGCGCTGGTTTTGTCGGAATGTTTTTCACGTATTCATCATAGGGTGAATAGTTTGCAGGTATCGGATTTTTACAAATGAAAAATACCATTGTATAATTGCTGTCACTTTTTTCGCGTTCAAGTATATGCCAGCCAGCTTTAACATAACTGTCCAGTACCTGAAAAATAGATGCCATATTACCGCGGAAATACTGCATATCAAAATTTAGCCAACATATTCTGCCTTCATTCAGCGATTCACTGAATGTGACTATATCGCGGTCCACTTTGCGCCTGATTTCTTTTTTAATCGCAGCTATGCGCGCCAGTTTAGTCATGCGCACTTTTTCGCCGGTCAGGTCACTAGGTTTAATCATTTCTTATTCTTTGGCAGTGGTGTACTGACCACATGATCTTCAATAATTTTACCTAAATATTGTTTCGTGCTGCGCTTATCGGCTGCCGCCAGGGCGTCTAATTTATCCAAAAGATCATTGCGCACGTCCACTGTTTTAGGCTGAAAACCAGCCTGTTTTTGAATTTTGTAATAGTTTGGTGTAGGCATAATGGGGCTAAAGATAGTACTTTTTTGATACCAAAAAAATTTTTGAAATAAATTTGGTTAGTACTAAAAAAGTACTATCTTTACATATCAGAATGAAAAAGGAAAAACAAATACAGGATATAATTGATAAGCTTAATAGTGGCGTAGTATTTCAAAATGATGTAGCCGATTATCAATTTATCCAAAAGAAAGACGGCCTGATGTTATTGTTTTCAAATGGTCACTACACATTTTTTACGGACCAAATAAAATTCGCAAAAAAGATTTTAAAAGCCATGAACGGGCAAATGTAATAACGGACGGTAAAAACAAGGGGCGCCCATGGCCCCTAAATTTTAAAAACAATCAAAATGACAACAGATAACAAGCATCCTAAAACTGTAACCGATTTTGACGGCCACGTAAGAAATATTAAAGACTATCAAAAAAGTCTTATGGATTACCCATCCCTTGTCCATAAGGTTATGGCTGATGATGGAAGCACTCACTTAGTCGGCATTACTTTAAGAACGCAAAAGTGTGGTTGCGAAATTGTTGGATGTGGAACTTTGCAATTTCCGGTAACAATAAAATACTGCCCTTTACATTCAGCCGCACCGGATATGCTGGAAGCGTTGAAAGAGGCCGAAAGCAGGCTGGAACATGGTGATTTTTATAAAACATCACCGCTGCTTATTCCATTAATGAAGCAAATCAAAGCAGCCATTTACAATGCAGAAAAAAAATAAATTGATTCGTTCTATTCTTGATCCAAAGGCAGACTTAACGGGGGTTTGCTATAATTGCTTAAACGGGGCTCACTCTATTTGTGAACACAAGGGGTGTACTTGTAAGAAAAATAAACATAAACCGTGGTGGTGGAAGCCAGTACCTCCAAAGCACAGGAACAAACAATAAACCAATAGAATCATGCTACTATTTCAGAAAATAAACGGCAAATTTGAAGTCATCCAATGTGATGACGCGGCAATGTCATTCACTGAAAAAATACGTGAATTAAAAACTACATGGCTCAAAGATGATAATGTAGCGGAAATTGAACAAATCAACTATCAAAACGGCGACACCAGCATGCGCCTGAAAGATCGGACCGGTAAAATAATCACAGAATATAAATTGACCCACTAAATGGAAAAGCCTAAATTAAAAATTCAAAAAACCACGCTGCCACCAGCGCAGCCGTCTTTCAATCACGTATTTCAGAATACGCAGGACAAGCCCAAAAACCAAATCGATTTGGGCCGCGCATTTGATCAGCTGAAAAACCGGCTGATTGCAGCTGGCGTTATCGCGCTAATTTGTTTCACCGTTTCCTGTGCAGGCGGCCATGCATACGCTGGCGGTCCGTGCAGCGCAAACAAAAACATGGTGGGCTATGGCGGAAAATAAATCTATACACGAATTCACCCCGGCCGAAATCGAAACAATCAACGCCCTGAAGGAAGTAACAAACGGCACCATTTGGGGTAGTGCTATCCATAATTTTTTGCACAGCGATTTCAGCCGATCAGATTTTTGGATTTTAATCCGTGATTTGCGCAGCCAGAATATGGACAGCCCTAGTGTGATGCAGGAAATTTTAGGGCCAGCATACCCAAAAGTAATAACGTTATGAAAAAAATATTATCCGCATTCCTGATGGCTGCTATAGTCATCAGCTGCACAAAATCAAACGACAAACCTAGTGGCCCGGATAATTCCGGCTACAGGATCTATTTAAAGGCGTCTGCGCCCGCGCAGTTCACGTCACTGGAAACATCAGTGCTAAGTGATAAGCAGCCCGTAAAAGGCAATTTCCCCACAGCTAATGCGGTCCTGTACACATCTGTAGGCGAAAATGCTGATATCATAGTGGGCACCAGCAGCCCCGCTACAGGTTATCATATTCTGATTGAACAAAACCTGGCTGTTTTAAAGCAGTACGATATCACGATGGCCGCCAGCGTAATCAAGTTTGAAAACGTAAACCCGGCCAAGGGTGATATTTGGATTTATCTGGAAAAATGACAAAGCAGGAAAAACAAAAACAGGACGCATCGCAGGCGCTGATCATGGCGGCCATTTTATTATTGCAGTCAGGCATTGAAGTATTGCAGGGTGAATTCAAATTTAATGGCCGTCCATACGAAATAATTATAAAACCGGCCTTTGATCCGGGTCCAATAAAAAACCCCATCAACTAAATGACAGGGTTTACTTTTTTCTAATCGGACAAAATCAAAGAAAGTTCTTTTACACTGTGGGCGCTGGCGCGGTGCCATCAGCTGGCGGTGCTGGTTCAGTCACCGGTGCATCAGGGTTTAAATCATCCAATCCCTGTGCCAATGTTTTCAAACGTGCTATTGCTGCGTCTACACCGGGTGTAGATCCACCGCCAGCAGCTATTTCAGCTTCCAGGGTGCCGATTTCAGCAGTGAGTTCAGTTTTCGATTTGTCCAGTTGATCGGCTATGCCGTTCAATTGGGCCTCTACTTCAGCTTGTGTGGCCATGATTAAATCAGTTTTAACGTTAAAAATATGTTTGAATTCGCTGATTTTTTCCAGTACAAGTTCCATGAAGTCTTTCAGCATGCCGTCATGCGGATTTTCAAATTTATGAATAACTTCTACTTTTATTTCCAGCGCCATGGATACGAATTTAGTACTTTTTTGTTACTAACAAATTAAATTATGATTATCTTGCTACACGTTTAATGCGTGGGTTTTTCATCAGGGCTGAATGGCCTGCATTACGGGCGGCACTGGCCACGATGGCGTGGGCGCGGTTTAGGCTGATGCCTTCCTTTTTAGAAATGTGGGCTGACACGGCAGCAAAGCCCGGATGTTTGGCGGTATGTTTTACTTTTGGTGGCATAGTATAAAATTTTATTTTATGGAAGTTATGAATTTTTCTGTGGATCTGGATCTGAAAACCATTTTTGCGCAGATATCGGACGGCGGCCAAATTCAAATGGTCAATATCGATTTAGATAAATACCAGGCGTTTTTGGATCAAAACCGATTGAAACAAAATAAAAAATCTTTGGTGTCCTACCTTACCGCTAATCCAGTGGCTGTTTAAGCCCCATTTTTTGTTTCACTTCATCAAATAGTATGCCCGGCACCTGTCCGGGTATTTCTTTTTTATGATCATTTAGGCCATAGAAAATTTCATCAGGTATGCCATCCACCGGAAATGCCGGACACGTACCATCTTCAATATCGAAATGAATACAGGCGAAACATATCGGACGGTCATATATCATGGGCGTAATAATTTTAAAGTCTCTGCTTTCCACACGCTGAATTTAGTACCTGTGCCCTGCACAAAATCGGTATAGTAAGTTTGCAGCATTGTGTCACCTATTTCCGTGGCCAGTTCGCGGGGCTTTGGCGCGCCAATATATTCGGCCCATCCTTCAGCAATCATTTCAGCTTTTAATGAACTTGCACTAGCTGATCGGGCGCCGGCTGTGGCCGCGTATGTACTTAATTTTGTAGCCACTGATGGTTCACCTAAAGCCCGTTCACGATTATAAATAGCATTGAATTCGGGCGAATTTCTAAACCCTGTCAATTTATCAATTTCGTGGCCGTATTCGTGCGTCAGGATCTGCTGATAATCCTGCGTACCCGGCACCCACCAGCCATTTGCTATTTGCTTTTCTACATGCGCGATGTAGTCAGTTCTATTTATTTGTTGTTCGTTTGCGTACACGCCGGTATATTTTGCCAGTTTAAGCGTTTTACCTTCGTTAGTATAATCCTGATATTGTACACTCATGGCGTGTGTGGTTTTGCCCCACGAAACGGGCGCTGATCTGGCGAATTTAGCCGCAGAATTGTCAGCCACTTTTTGCCCATACAATTTGACATAGTTTTGATACCGGTCCAAAGATTTATAGAAAGTGAGCGCATCCGCTTTTATTTGGGTTTTCATGGCCTGTAAACTGCCTGTGCCGGTTATTTTGTAATCTTTAAAAATGGCCAGCTGATCATGTAGCTGCTGATTCATCTGATTAGCGGCTGTTAAATTCAATTTCCCGTAATTCACAAAATCCAGTCCAAGTGATTTTGCGTAGGCATTCGCTTCAGCAATAGTGGTGGCTTCTTTAAAATCAGGCAGCTGCCTGGTGGCAGGCGCTGGTGCCGGCGCAGGTGCCGGCGCAGGGGGCGGCACTGGCTTCGTATCTGCCGGGGCTGGTGATGGCGGCGGTTCAGGCTTTGGCGCCGGCACGGGCACTTTGCCCACATTCACGGCAGCCATCACCCTGTTATATGTTTCCGGGTCCGTCTGCTGCACGTACTGATCAGTCACCGGCCGGGGCTGGTGCCCGCAGTTATACCCACCTAACAATATCAGAAAATTAGCCGGCGTTTCGGTCGGATACATACCCTGCGGCAATCCTGTCTTATCGTATAGCGGCACCTTTGTCAGTTCGCCTGTTTTCTTATCTGTGTAATACAGGCCATCAGCTTTCATCAAAGATGGTATTTCGGACACATGGAAAAACCGGCGTTCGTGCATCGCTATGCAAAATGGCCGGCTGGTTTCTATCAAAGAATTCGCGTAGTCATACCATTGAAAATTCAAATCATCTGTCACCGTCTTTGTGTACTGCCTGGTGAATTGATTAATGGCATCCGTAGTTATCTGCCGGACGTATTTAGTCAGCAGGCCATCATCTTTACTGGTATCCGTCAAAGTTTTCCGCAGCTGGTTTTCCAAACTTTTATACGATCCGCCAGCTGTAATACCTGTCTGTAGAATTTGTGCTATTTCATCAGCGATATTCGGCCCCACGCCATTTTCTGTTAGCGAATTCACGGTATCCTGGACGGCCTGCGTCCTGATTTCGCGCAGCAGTGGCCCCGGGGTAAATGAAGCTTCCACCGTTTTCCAATAGGAATTCTGCAAGGTGGCCACTGTCTGATAGGTATCTACAAATTGTTTGACCTGATTTAAATAGTCATCCGTCATAATCAGGCCATCCAACTTTCCTTTAATACTGTTAACAATTTTAATATTGTTAACTGTAGTTTTGATATCATCATTGGCGTCCGTGTCCAGCCGTTTCAATTGCTGTAGGATACCATCTAACATATCCTGCTGGATACCCGGAATGCCGGCGTTAAAATCCGCAATGGATTTATTGATAAGCTTTACGATATCATTAAATGTGGCCATTATTTAGCCGCCACGGGGCGTATCACTAAACTATTCCCGTGCAGACTTCCGTCCTGGTTAGTACCTGTTAATTGCGACTGCTGCCCGGGCTGCGCGCCGACTGCCGGGGGCGCTGCTGCATTGCCGGCCCCTAACGCTGCATCATCTTTTACTACTACCCTTTCCTGTCCTACTGCGCTAATCGGAATAACGCGGGCAGCCGCCGTGTTTGCGTCTATTTGTTCTTTTGCGTATTTTTTCATCACCGCTTTCTGATCTTTCAGATTCTTATCCGCAAATTTGTCATCTTCATCTAATGCCCGCTGCACGAATTCCTGGATATTGCTGCTGATAACATAAGTTTCCTGCGTCACGCCTTTACTGGCCAGCATTCCTAGTTTCGCGTCATCTGATATATTCGGCAGCGGATCTAATTTTAGCACCAGCACCAGCCTGTCACGCACATCAGGGACCAAACTAAACCGCTTTGAGCAATATTCTATTTCCATAGCATTCAAAATAACCGGGTTAACCTTGTTCGTTTTCGCATCTGCCAATTCTTTTTCAGCCGTGGCGATGTATAAAATATCAAAGTTTTCCGGCACTGCGATTTTAGGCAGCATATCATCTTCAATATCATCCGCAGGATACAGCGCGCCATACCGGTACAGGGCTATAATTTTCATGCAGCTATCCATGGCAGCTACAATATCTTCCGCCACGCCATGCGTGAAATTGTTACTTTCATCCCTATCCACCGCCTTTGCCACGCCTGCCTGCGTCAGCGGGGTGTCAGCCATAAATTGAAAATTTATAGCTGCAAGCGCATTGTATAGATGTTGTTCTACTGATTCATCCTGGTATTTAACGGTGGCAACATCTTTTTGAATGTAGCCAGCTGGCGGCGTGGGCGCTGGTGTCTGACCTTCCAAAGTACTGGACGGCCTGACAATCATTTTACCAAATGGCCCGGCATTTACTACCACACCTAAACCTTTACAATCTTCGCATTGCACGGTTTCGGGGCAATTGCAGTTTTCTGTCCACGATGGATTATGTAAAAAACCGTTACCCTTACAATGCGGGCAGTTTACATTTGAATACTGCCAGCGTTCAGGATAGATATTTAAAACTTTTGCCGCTTGCAGGTCACTGTATTCGCGGACCGCTTCATTTAATTCCGGCAGCATGCCAGCTACTTTGCTTTCATACATGAATTCATCGCCAGCCTGATCAACTAAAATCCCTTTTAATTTGAACGCTGGCAATACACCCAAACCATGCGTAAATGGATAGCCGGGTGAATCAACATAATCACCTTTGCCGTTCGACTGATCATAGCGGAAAATCTGCTGCGTAGTCACTACATAGAAACTGTATCCTGTATGGGCGGTATTTCGGACATAATAGTTACAGCCTTCAGGAATATTTAAAACGCAGTAATTTCCTTCCGCGTAATCTATGACATCTTCGCTATTAAAAACAGTGGGAAATGGTTTGTAATATTCGTTATCAGCTTTAACCAAATCCAATGGCTGAATATAAACTACTGCATTCGGGTCCACCAAATATTTGCGCAGCATCGCTGTAAAAATCCAGTTCGTTAATTCACCAAAATAAGGAAATTCATGGCATGTATAATGTTCTAAAGTTTCTTCATCTGCTATTCTGGAAAATTCATTTTTATTCGCCCACAATATGGACCAATCAGATGACCTACGGATTTTTTGCAGCGCTGTCAGTACTTTATTAAACGTGGGTTTTGTTTTCGCTTCATAAATTTGATACCGGTAATCAAAAACAACTTCCGGTTCATTCGGGCGCCTATCTTTAATTAATTTACCGGGAAAAATGCCGTCTGCATGCACACGCAGCGTTCCTGCATGCCACACAGACATCCTGTAGAATGTATGCATGATACCGGGCAGCGGCCTAAATTGCGCGGCTGCATTTTCCAGGCCCACGCCAGTATTTTGATCAGGTAAATTCGGATCACGGTCAAATAAATAACTGAATTCATTACGATGCAGACGCGCTACGGCATCTGCATAGTTATCTATTTCTACGGGGGTGAATTCTAATTTAACCATGATTTACATTTTATCCCTGACGGTGGGTAAAAAAGATTTTTTATCGAGTATCGAAAACAAATGTTGCAGCCCAATTTTACTGCATGCAGCGCTGGCCAAACGGTCATACATCTTTTTGATCGTATTGCTATTGCGATTGCTGCCAAAACTCATTATATAATACTTTTCATAGAGTTCACGCGGCGGCGGCACGATCATATGATTTAACTGGTGCCAGTAAGAAGCTTTCCATTTATAAATATGCGGTGATATGCCGGCTTCAGCTGCTGCGATATTTACGCCCAATTCATCAGGCACCGCATGTGCAAAATTAGACACTGTAGCCAGCCCATGATTTTGCGTAATTTCCAGCGCCCTGTTAATGATCTTTGCCCCTTCCTGATTATAGTACATGAATTCTGTGCGCCACTGATGCATGGGGGCTTTGAATTCATATTTAGTACGCGCTTCGCCAGGATCACACCAAAAATAGTATAGCCCTGTGTCACCTTCCTTGCCTTCCGTCACACCAGTAAAATTAACATCTTTTAAGCTTTCAAATAATTCGCTAGGTTTCTTTTCAGGTAGCCAAAGCGTATCGGCGTCAATTACCAGGTTGTTTTCAAACGGGCTGTATTTAGGCACATGCAATTTAGCGCAGGTATTGGCCGGCACTTCCGGCCCCACTTCAATTATTTCATCGAATACCTTTATTTGATGTTTGCCGATATGATTAAGCGCGATGCCGCTGTGCAGCACTGCGATATTTACAGATGATTCTACCGCTTTGATCGATGCAGCCAGCGTAAACGCCATACGGCCATACTGTGGGTGTCCCACAGCCACTATACAGATTCCGTTTTTATATTCTATACGCATGGGCCAAAATATGAATAACTAAATGATGGATCACCAAAACCATTAATGTATGTGGGCGCTGCCGGGGCCGTCTGCATAGCACACACACGCCGCGCAAACCCATTAGGCAAATAAATCGTGATGTAGCTGCCATTGCAATCCAAATAGGTTGCATTGATATGGCCACCCACGCCTGCGCCTGGGCACGGAATACAACTATAAAGTAAATCATACAGGCCGCAAAGTGATGTTTCCGGGGCCGTGGCAAAATCCACTTCAATATAATTGCTGGCCGTGCTGTCATCGTGATTATTTGATGGACCGGCGCACTGACTACGCACAAAAACTTTATAATTCGTGGCCGGCGTCAAACCGGTTAGACTGATCGGGCTGCCGCTGCTATTGCCATCTAATTGGAAAACGCCACCTATATACAGCTGGAAATAGTAGTGGTCAGGCGCTGGCGATGGCGGGGTAAAATGAATTTCAGCGCTAGTGGTAGTAACATTCTGCATGTTTACACCAGTAGGCGCCAGGCAGCTGGAAACTTGTGTGCCATTGATATCACCACTTACTGTGGCTTCATCATAACTGCCATCGCTACAGGTCACGCGGTATGTTACCAGCACGATGCCGTTCGCATCCGGCAGATTCGTTTTAACATGCACAGTAACTTTGCCCGTTTGATCAATTACTGCGCTGTCTAAAAAATCAGTATTGTATGTAGTTATCGAAAACGTGGCAGGAAAGCAGCAAATTTTATCATTTGTTTCCACCTGAATATTGTGCGTAGTGTTTTCGTCTAACGCAGCAGGAAACACATCATTTACCAGGTCCAGCTGCTGCGCTTCATCGCAGGTCATACAGTTACTATTGGTGCCGTCAAACGGTGTCACATCAGCGTTAAATGCACCTTTGGCTAGTGGATAGTCCAGCAGTTTGACCCAATCCACAGTATAGTCACCGTTTTTAGAAATACCGCCCACGTATTTATCAGATTCGATTTGCACAGTGTCATGCGCTAGGGCTATATTGATTCGTTCATGCCATTTTTCCGGCAGGTTATCCGTTTCGCCATCATATCTTTTGGTGATGACTACGGACAGCGTTTTTATCGTGCCGTCACTTTTGGTAAATACCTGCTTTTTTTCCGGCCATTGGGGCCGTAAAATCTGCATGGGCATTCTAATCCTGTTGCGGAATGACATTTTTTACTATATTTGATTTGGTAAATTTTCTTTGTTCCAAGCTAAAAGCATCGGCCTGCATTTTTATGCGGGCTTCTTTTATTGCATGATGTTGGAAAATTCACGGCCATACAATGCCACGTAGTAATTTAAATTTGTCCTTACGCAGTTTTTTATCCTTTCTTCCACCGTCAAATCAGGCCGCGCTGCCAGGAATTTATCAATTTCTGCAATCAGCGCCGGATCATCCTGCGCGCTGTCAAACACATCAGCCGGATCAGTGTCCAGTGGGCACTTAGTTATGTAGATCCAATCAGGGCGATAATTACCGAAATCAATACGGCCCTGATTCTGATTGATTTTAAAACCGTTTAAGTCCATAACACTTTAATTTATTTTTACAAAACCTGACGCACTGCCGCCCAAATCGATATCAATCTGCGTAGGCGGAAACGCATCCAAAGTAACTGACAGGCCTGCATCGATCAGCGTGCCTGTATCATCATAAATCCACACGCTGACAGTGGGCGCTATGCCATATTTGGCCTGCATGGCTGCTGTGTACGGTATTGCCAGGGTCAGCTGGTTAGTGAATTGAATAAATGTTGGATCACAATCATCACCGGCGCCATCTACACTTTGATTCGCCCCCGCGCAATATGAAAATCCAAAAGCATTATCTTCATTGCCATAATCCAAAATGCTGGTGTGGCAGATGCCGTCTATCCGGGTAAAACAATTGCTGCAAAATTCATAGGTGCTGTAAAGTACCTGAATTTCTATTTTGATTATGAAGCAATCGGCCACACTGAAAACGGAATCAAAGCCCACCAAACCGCCTGTGCAATTATACAAAATTGTTTTTGGCCCGATCCTGAAGCGTTCAGTTTTCCATGGAAAAGTTACCATTAAATTACTGTCACAATGATCAGTCAGCCCAATGGTCACTAAATCATTTTCCAAATCGCACAGGGCGTTTGCTTCATCTTCAGTATCGGTATTAATGAAAAATTGCCAGGCTACATCACTGGCGGTGTAAACTGGCAGGCACATATTAATGATCCTGAAATTGCATGAAAGCACTTCGCTTGATTCGCCAAACTGGACGAAACTATGCTTTGGCGATGCGATTGATAGCGGCATTTATACGGTCCATTTTTTACGTAAAACAATGTGGGCAGTGCCCAAATTCGGCTGGTATTTTATTTCCTTTATCCATCCTTTTTCAAAATCTGCACTGCCACACTGATAGCTGATATAGCCATAGGGATTTAATTTTATCTTTTTATAGTCGCCCAATGCCATAGGGTAATCAAATTCTACAGATTCATTTCGCCACAGCGGCGTGGCGTCCAAAGGATCTGCAAACTGTGTAGGCGCTAAATTTTGGTTTTCCTGTATGGGTAAATTTTCCAGCCGGCAACTGCCCCCATATATGGCGGCTAACTCACCTTTGGCTAAAATATTACCTGTACCGGAATTAAAACTAAGCCTATTATCCGAATCAACAATATTTGGAAAACTGGCAGCAATGCTTCTAAACCATCTGAATAGATTGCGGACCGGTGAAATTCCGTAATTCAAAACTGATGTGGGTGAAAAAATATTTTCAGGCGCAGATACGTTTCCTTGTTCCACGATCATCTGCCCATACGGATATCCGTAGCCTGATGAATTCCTGGTAAGCAGGACAATAAAAGTATCATCATCATAGCTGGTATCCGCTGCATTGGTGTCATCAAATTGTTGTTCACGGGTAATTTCTATGGCGTATTCACCGGCCACCAGCCCGCTGGTGATATCCAACTGCGTTTTAATAGAATCTAATGGCGTGCGATACTGTCTATCGGAATTGAATTCGTCCAATCCGAAATTATTTAAGGTTTTCCATTTTTTATACCCAATGTTAACTGTATTGTAGGCCCGGGCTTCCTCTATTGTTGCTTCCACTACAGGGATGGCCCCGCAGTTCATAATTTCTTTGTCCTGGTAGAAATAGTCAAGTGATTCCACCCGGCATAATATGTTTCCTTCAATGTCAGGATCAGTTTCCAGCCCCATGCCGATATTATCAATGGCCTGTAGCCCTTCAATTAATTCTTTTAAACTTGCAAAAAATGTAGCGTTTGGGGCGTTACGGATCTTCAGCCCACTGGTAACAAAACGCAGGCCGCCGCAGCCATCTGTATCAAATGCAAATGGTTCACTGTCTTTACGGCCATAGTATGTACTTTTTACCCGGCAGCAGCTATTGGTGATGGCTTCCGTCATACGGCTAAGTGTTTCGTGGATCAGATACCCTTTAGTTTCTGTGGGCGGGCACCCCTTAATTCCTACAGCGCTAAAAAATGATTCCTTATCAAAACTTACCTGCCCGTTTGGTACACTTGATTCATCCACTATGATCTGAATCAAATGAAAAATATTATCTGTGCCGCTGGCTACGGGCGTCCAGCTGTAGACAGGAAAAGTATGATCAAATGTTACATTGGGGTTATCAATGCCCGGATTAATTAAATCTGTAGATTCAATAATATCCAAAGTATTTATATCAGCAATATCGCCCCGGATCATTAGGATCTTAGCGCTGGCGTGTGACCCGATCAGTGTCAATCTGCCCTTCAGGCGCCCTGTCACTGTGATGGGGCTGGTAAAACATTGTATGTTAGCTTCATCAAATAACACCTGACTGCTGACTATCGGGCTTTTGCCCGGCGCGTCTGCCAGCACGATGTACCCCACGTTTTCGCCCTGCACTAAATGTGATTGCTTTATATTATTATTCGGATTGTTGCCGTATTCCGGGCGCACCCATATTACGGCGTCACCATGATGGGATGCAGGAAATTCAATTGGTTCTACATCGCCCGCGTCTACCACAGTTCCTTCCGTCCTGTAGTCCAGCTGCCTGGTAGGCAGTTCAATATTTTCACCTAAAAAGTTATACGGATTTAGGACCGTCACGCCATCAAAGCCCACACCCTTGTCAACATCTATCTGCTGATCATACTGATTATTCAGGATAGTTTCACACGTCACGCTTTCAATGGCTACACTTATCGTGCATTCGTTTCCGCAGGCTTTGTGGTAAGTGCCCATATTTACTTTGCCCACAAGTACGTCCTGGTAAATGCCGTCATCATCACCACACAGCGTTTGCAATTTAAAAACCACTTTGGCTTTCAGCCCCTGTGCCGTTTTCACGCTTTCCAAATATGCCGCGCCATCACCGTAAAACTGTAGCGGGCTGGTAGTGCTTTCCAGCCCTATGCCATGATTTTGGTCATCACGCACAATGGACAGTTCTAAACTGTCCATGCCTATTGGTTCTTCCACCAATACATCATCTAAAAATACTTTGTAAGTCAGGCCCATGGTAATTTCAACTGATAGTCATGCAAATTTCTATGCACATTTACCTGATTCAACATATTAAATCCAGCGCATTTGTGCATTTCAATATATAGATTTTCATACTTAATTAGCGTCAACTGATCGACATCTGCCGGCAGTTCAGTTAGCACAGTAAAAATGTGCTTTTCGTGCCCGAAAACCCGGATTGATTTCGCTATATTATTGTTGTGCCGCCAAATTTCTTTTAGCCGCCGATAGTAAGCCCATCTTTCTTTTACGTTCCTGGTTTGCCCTATATAAATTTTATTGTCGGGCGCTTCTATTTTGTATATGACAGTTACCCCCATCGCCGGCGCTTGTTTAAATATTTGGTGAATGAACTTCCTTGCTGCACGAAATCATGGAAATGGCCGTCTTTGTCAAACATCACGCCTTCAGTCCTGGTATTGGCTGCAATTGTTTGCCCTAACCTGTCATAATCGATACCCCCGGATCTTTGCGGCGCAGATATTCCTGATGGAACGGCCCCTGACGCCACGCGGCCGGCCATCATGGCCGCCGTTTCGCGTGGATTATAAATAACGTCATCACGTTCTATGTAGGTTAGTGTGGGCTTTGACGCCACGTACATGCGGCCATCGCGCTGCATTAATTCTGCACCAGCTTCGCCCCATAGCCCCAAACCTTCATAATTTCCGTGTTTACCTGTTTTAAATTGGGGTATGGGCCGCGCAGCTATGATTGCAATTTGGGCAGCACCTAGCGCTGCCGTCACCGCGGCCAGCACCACCCCTACTATCGGGCCAGCGGTCAGCGCCGTTACAACGGCCTGCGCTGTAGATATAATCGCATTAAAAATTGCCAGCGCTTTAGCGCGGCGGGCTTGTTCGCGCTGTAGATTTTTTTCGTCCTGATCCAATTTTTTATTTCTGGCCGCCGCTTCCTTCGCTGATATATCGCCAGCGTCCTGCAATGCCTGTATATTACTACGGGCGGTATCGATTCTTTGTTGTTCAGCCTTATCGGCCGCATCACCAATGGATTGAATGAAATTAAATACTACCTGCGCGCCCTGTATGGCGTCATTGGCGGTTTCTTTGAACTTATCCTGCTGAATCTGCCGGGCTTTCAGGGCTAAATCCACTTGTTTGTCCTGACCGGCCTGTATTATTTGATCTTTCTGACTTTGCAGATCAGCCTGCTGCGCCAGCAGGTCAGCATCCTGCCCACCCAATATGTCGTTTTTGGCTTTATTCGCGTCAATCTGTTTTTGGATAGCCGCCGCCTGGATATCCGTCTGCTTATCGATTAGATCGGCCTGCGTGTCAAAGCTTTCCTGATGGACCCCTGTGATTTGGGCCACTGCTTTACGGCCGCCAATCCCTGTAGCGGTCCTGATTTGGTCCTGCGCTTTCAGTGTCCTGTCAATATCTTTTAAGATCAAATCATTTTTAGCCTTGTCCAGCTGTAATTCAATTTGCAGTTCATCTTCTATGCTTTGAATGCGGGCCAGCTTTATATCCTGATCACGTTTAGCTTCAATTTCCCGGATCTTATCATTTTTGCCCTTGTTCGCAATTATTTCAGCGTCTGCCTGATCTACTATTAATTTGATATTGGCGTTTAACTTTTCCTGATTCGTGGCTTCAGAATTCTGTAGTGTAATTTGTTCTAAGCTTTCCTGATCAGCAATAGCGTTTAACTGCTGCTGCTTTTCAAACTCCCGATTGTTATCGGCTATTTTAGCATTTGTTTGTTCAGTCAGCGCCAATTTCTGCACGGACGTTAATTCCAAATTTTTCAGCTGTAGGCTCAATTCATCTAACGCCAATTGATTCTGCGCATCCAATTGCGCTTTAGTCTGCCGATCACTGATATTTTTAGCCTGCTGATCTGCTTTAGTGGCGGCAATCTGATCCACGGCCAGCTTTTGTTCAGCTACGAATTTCTGCCGGTCCAGTTCAATTTGTAAACTCTTTTTGCTGGCTTCCGCCTGGATACGTAAAATAGCTTCAGTATCTTCGCCGGCATTTTTAACGGCCAATGCGCTTTCTGCATTATTTAATTTTTGTTGGATTGCAAACTTTTTCACTGAATTTTCTGCGGTCAGATTCAATTCAGCGTCCAGCGTATCTACCACGCCCTGCAAGGTTTCGATTTGCAGCTGTTTATTTTTCTGCTGGCGTAGTTCATTTATTTTGCTGGCGCTGTCTTTATTCGCATTTTCCAGCTTATCGATTTCAGCGGTGGCGTCCTCAAATGCCTTTTTAAATTCATCTTTTCCGGTGGCTGCCAACTTCAGCTGTGCAGTGTTAGCGTTTTCCTGCTGCTTTGCTATGGCTTCATTGCGGCGATTAATTAATGCTGCCTGCGCTTCGCCCTGCGCTTCAATGATGGCGCTTTGCTTTGCGCCCAATACGCCTAATGATGCAGCTTGTTCATCCGCCAGCCGGCCGAAACTTTGCGCGTCATCTTCCACTAATTTTTTCTGTAAACTGATGGCGTCATTTAGATCCGTTATCTGCTGTTTAGTTTGGCGGGCAGATGAACTAAATTTAACGAATGCAGCCACCAGCCCGGCGATGGCTGCGATAACCAGCACGCCCGGGTTCACTGCCATGGCAGCATTTAAAGCTACCTGCGCCACTGTGGCCGCGGTCCTGGCTATTACTGATTCACTTTGTAGGCCGTTTTCGATGGCCAGCTGTGTGTCGTACAGCGCTTCCTGAACAAGTATTTTAGCAGTAGATATAGCAGCTTCGTCACGGACCAAATTCAGCAGCTGGCCCAAACCTGCGTTAATGGCCATCACCGCATTTACTTTAACCAATACTTCCTGCAATTCCTGATTTTGATCGCCAAATAGCGCGGCTGCCCCGGTGGCAGCAGTAAAAGCGCCGGTGATACCTGACGCAGCGGCGGCAAATATTTTAAGTGTGGGCACATCGCTGCCCAAATTGGCGACCGTCTGCTGCGTATCCTTTAATGCGTTTTTAAGCTTTCCGACTTTCAGGGCGATATCATTGTACTGCGCGGAATTACCTTCCCCCGCTGCGGTCAATTCGGCCAGCTGGTTAGTCAGCTGAAGTATTTGTGTGCGTAGTGTAGTACTGGATTTGGCAACTGCATCCTGCCCCGTGGTGGCCCCTTCAAGCGCGGCCACATAATCATCCACATTCACAGCAGCCTGCTGAAATCCCTGCGCCACCTGTCCTGCTGACATTTTTAGAAGTGTCTGCACAGCTTCTTTACTGGCGCCGGTCAGGTTTTTAACGGACGCCACCAATTTATTGTATATGGCTTGTTGTTCAGTAACGCCTACAGATAACTGATCCTGGCCCTGTATGGCAGTTTTAATGAGGTCATTTCTGGCCTTTAACTGATCGTTTGTTTTCTTGAAAACTGCCGCGGTGCCGGCGTCAATATCACCCATCGATTGTAGCTGATCGATGCCTGACTGTAATTGTGATGTGTCACTGACAAATTCAACGACTACCTGCTGCGTGGTGTCTGCCATGGCCCGAATTTACTGCATTTTCTTTTAGAATGTCACCTATCTTTTTGTCTAATAGGAACATGTAGCCTAAAATATCCATCTTTTCAAATTCCTTCAGCCGCACAGGATCTTCATTTGCCAGCCACCACATTTGCGAAAACCTGCTTTCTATTGCACTTTGGATAGCGCCGCTGACATGTACGCCTGCGACTGCTTTGCCAGCGCGTCTGTCACCTGGAAATAAGTTTTTAAACTTTCTTTGGGCAACTCCGAAAATGGCATCAAAGCTTTTAACGGCCCCGCCACTAAAAAAGGGAGCATATCAGTGTCCTCACGCCACTCTGCAATCTTTTTATTATTGTATGCCATATCATAGGCAAATGGGCTTTCTGATTCATCGAAAAACAGGACACTGGCCAGCTTGTAAATATGTTCAGGTAATGGGTGGGCCAGTTCTACACGTTCGCGTAGATTTTGATGGATCTGCGCCACATCGATAATATTGACCTTTGGGCCCTTCAGTAAAATATCAATGGCCTTGCAGTGCAATTTCAGATAGTCATAATCACAGCGCATTTGAAATTCCTGGTAAAAGGTCATCGCAGTTAGCCCACGGCCGGCAGATATTTCAAATCCGTTTTCAAACTGGTAGTATTTCTTACCGTTATGTTCAAACGCTAAAAGTAATTTAGCTTTTGTTTCCGGTATGAATACCTTCAGGCGCCGGCTTTTGAATAATTGGAACATATATTTTACCCATTTCGTTTTCTAATTCAGTCACCGCAAACCATCCATTTTTCTTTGACCTACCAAATACCAGCGCTACTTTCTGTGCGTATTTGCGCCATTTTAACGTAGTGAAATCCTGCGGATGTTTCCAGTTATGCGTTTCGTACCCATCACAGAAACAACTGCCTTTGTATTCATAGCCGTACTTCTTTGCCAGTTCGTCTACACTCATTTGTCCGGGTGGCTTAATTTTCCAATGATGATTTGAATGCCCATAGCAGTAGATACCACAATCGCCCACATTTTCACACTTTCATGCCAGATCAGCCAATATAGGATGGACCCATACCATGGCGTCATGCACACAGGGCACGCAAAGACAGGATTGTGTAGCTGATCCGGCAGCGTTTTATTAAACCAGTTACCCAATGCACCAAAGATTTCACCCTGCTGCATCACATACCAAATGCACTGAATAAACGCCGCTATGATAAATGCCTGTGCTATCACTCACCTGTGTATTTAAGATAAAATTTCAATTTCATCGTGCTGGTAGTTTCGTCATGGTCAAAACTAAATTGCTTGTATCCGGGGGGCGCGCCCGCGTTCACTTTTTCAATCAGCGCCGTGATGATATCCGCAATTTCCTTATCCGTGAACTTTTCCCATGTTTCGATTTCTGCAAATGTGTGGATGACCGGGTGCAGATGTTTCGTTACTTTTTTCCCTAAAACTTTCTTTAACCCCATTATGAAATTTTTACCAGGCCTGACGCCAGGCCGCCAAAATCTAAAATAATATTGGACCCATCAAATTTGGTAGATCCTATCGGTATGCCGTTATTCAGTTTAAATTTCCCTGTCACGTCATCACGGTAATATACATCTACGCGCGGTTCAGGGCCGTACTTGTCAGACAGCGCCGCGCCATAGACTATGGTCATGTTAGGCTGATTGCTGAACGTCAGCGATGTGCCCGGGCAACATGGCATTGGCAATTTGTTTAGCTGCTTTTAAATTAGCGATTTTCTGCCGGCATATTTTCTGCGCGGCGCCGTACTCTAGTAACTGGCGCACATGATTATTTTGCCGGGCTGATTCACGAATAAGTTTGTTTATATTCATGCTGATAAAATTGCGTATCCTGTCATAGTGCCCCCCAAATCAATATCCACACTTTGCAGCACATTGGACCCATCACGGTTTTGTGTGACGCCTACAATCCGCAGTTCATACACCCCACCGCCTGCATCTTCGTAAATCTGAATTATCGGGCTATTGCCTAATGCGATGTATGGCATCACCAGCCAATCAAAATGCAATGTGGATACACCAGTGAACGGCACCAGTAATTGTTCCTGACCGCCGCCACCGCCACCACTTATGCCCGGCAGGCCTATCTGATCTTCCGTATCATTGCCCCCGGTTATCTGTGCCTGCACGCAATCGTAATACCTGCACAGACGCATGGGCTGTGGCACGTTTGTCACCGGGTCCACGATCTGTAGCCCGAATTCACCGGCGAACGGATTAAAAAAGCCAGCTGGCAGATCCGCAGCAGCAATTACTATACTTCCATTGCCGTCTGCCACCACTGTATTTTGGTATCTGCTTTGAAATTTATCTGTGATGATCCATTTATATGATTCGGCAGGCGTTAGCCCGGCATTCACAGTTATGCCTGTAGGGCAGTTACTTAAAAATGAATCAAAGCAATTATCGCAGCAGACGTTCATAACGTGAATTTATGGAATTACTTAATGAGTACCTAAACGAAAACCACAAAGCCATCAAAAGTGCCGCCCAAATCAATGTGTACGCTTTGTAGGACACCATTGATGTCAAAAGTCTGCTGAATAGTGGGCGCCATCAGTTCGTACTGAAATAATCCGATAGATTTATACACCTGAATCAGTGGCGCAGTGATGGTATTGAATGGCGCCAGGGTCCAATCATAATCAAGTGTGGCCGCAGCAGTAAACGCCCGTTTAATCTTTGCCCCGCCATCGCTGGTGCAATTTCCTATTTCAGTTTCAATGACATCCGGCGTATTCTTTTTGATTTTGATATTGACGCATTCGTAAACCTGACAAACGGCCACCGGCACTGGTTTGCCATCTACGGCATCTGTGAAAGATAAAAGCAAATCACCTGCATACGGATTTAAAAACCCTTCTGGCAGGTCCGCAGGATCTATAAAAATGCTGCCATCTTCGCCAGCTATGACAGGCGATGAATATTTATTGCTGAATTTATCAGTGATTAGCCATTTGTAGACATGGCCTGAAATAAACCCACCATTTACGGTGATGCCGTCCAGACAATTGGATAGGACCGCATTAAAACATGGGATGCATTGCAATGGGCTGGTTTTGCCAGTAAAAGTAGGGGAAAATCAAATACCCATCAAATCGCATGCATTTCTATGCTGTGCCAGGGTTCATCTATCCGCCAGCAGTCTATAATTTTCTGCTTTGGAAATCGCCTTTTAAATTTCCTTCGCGCTTCTTTTTGATTCAGGGCTTTGACGCCCTGAAGTCCAAAACCAAATTGCGTAGTGCAGTAAACGCCGTAAATAGGTTTCTTTTTCATTGTGCTAACCATTTTTGTATTTCGTCCACTTGTTTTTCAACTTTCAAGCGCTGTAGTAGTGTTTGTTTTTTACCCTTGTATTCGCTATGCTTTACAGTGCCTTTAACCAAATAGAACGCGCCACGATCTGCAAACTGTGGGGGCGTGGTGCCCTTGTAGTAAACTACTTTGCCGTCATCGCTGATCAGGGTCATTATCGACACGTAGCCAAACTGTGTATCATATCCGAATTCCTTTACAAATTTCACACGCATTTGCACCCTGGCGCCTTCAGTGAAATGGTGGCCAGCCGCCATAGCTTCAATCCGATAAGCTTCTAACCATTCACGTTTTTTAGCTGTGCAATATTTGTGGGCCACTGTCTTTGTCACAAAGTATTCAGGTAATATCTGGCCATCGGGGCCATAGCAGTTATTGTCACCATAATTAGCAGTGCATTCCTTTACTACTTCAGTCCAATCATAGCGGACAAGTTCACCAATTTCTACGGCCCGCTGACGTGCGTAAACCCTAGTGCGCATATTCGGTTCCTGATTCATGGCGCGGTTTAACTGCCAGCCGTCTGTACATGTGCGTATATCCTGCCCTGTTAGTTTGCCAAATGAAAATTGCCATGCGTTCAGATTTGCTATCCTGGTTTTGGTCCAATATCTGCGGCCATCACTTTTTAAATCCAAATCCACTGCATATAATTCAGTCATCACCTTTACTTTTTCTTCAGCAGCAGCGAAATCCATCGATAGATTCTGAATGTACCTGTAGTGTGTAGTGATGTACGTGCAATGATCATACGGATTTAGCGTCTGCGTTTCGTGAACGTTCCAAAGTGTGTAGTAGTGATTTGTAAAACCGATTGTTAACATGGTGGGTTATTTTACTGGTTTAATTTCATTATCGATTTTTAGATTTTACCACATAAACACCATCTACCACACCTTTTTCAAAAACTTTTCTACTAACCCACGCCATTTTCTGATTATTAATACCGTTACCGCCTTTATAGTTAAACCCTACATACCATGATACGCGGCTAAGAGTTACTTTGTTGAGTGTGAATTCTTTTCCTGTAGGTGTGAAGATGTACGTAGTGCCTGATGTTGGAATTGTCTGTGTCATCCTGTAAAGTTAGTACTAATTAAGTACTAACCAAATTTATTTCAAAATATTTTTGTGGAACGTATTCAGGTAATACCGCCAGTGGTCCAAATGATCGGCGCGCTTCTTTGGGTTTTTGCGGTCGCCTTTTTCGATTTCCCCCATTTCATTGACACTCACATTTTTACAGTCAAATATCAGGCCTTTGGCTTTGATGGGGTCGAATGTTACAGTGCCCTGGCTGAAGGCAGCATTGACTAAAACCCTGTTTTCCTTTACTTTGGGGTTTATGGTGGGCACGCGCAGCTGCGTGGGCGCCAGCTTCAGTTCGGACCGGATCACGGTGTAGTAGTTTATGCCGTCCTGCACCAGTGCTGTAGTGCCCTGTCCTGTGGCGTCACCTGTCACCGTGAATATGCAGCCCCGGTATGCCGCCCTGATATAATCGCACAGCTTGTAGATGTCTGATTTGGCCAGCTGAATGGCTTCAATACATTTGATGCCCTGATAGTGCTGATAGACGCCGCAGGTAATCGGGTTCACGTTAAAGTCAAATGACAGATACACATCATAGCGGTTATTCAGCACCGTTATACCTACATGTTTCTTTTCATCGAAACACATGGCATACGGATCATCCACCTTTAAATTGCCCCACTTCCCAAGTGTGTAAACCTGGTAATGGTATGGATCTATTTCTGCAAGCTTTTCCAGAAAGATCACACGCATAGGGCTAACAAAACGGTTATCTTTGTATGTGGTCCACGTAGAATTATAACTGAATGTGTGCCTTTTTACCGCGCCTGTTTTTTCATCTGTGAAATCCATACTCCAATCAGATGAAAAATTACTGTATGGATCTGCCGCGTCTTTGTAAAATGTTTTATAGATCCAATGTTCCTGATAATCACCTTCCGTTTCCGGGTTAAATGAAAGCCATACTTTTGGATTTCCTTTGTTACTTCTAAGCGATGTCATCAGCACCACAAAATCATCCATATCGCATTGGTTCATTTCTTCCCCCCACATATCGGATGGGTTTGCAGTAGATTTCACTTTGCCTGGTTCATCCATGCCCCGGCAAATAAATTTGTTTCCGTTGATGCACCGGATTTCCAGCGGATTTGCGATAAATTGGAAAAGATGATCAACGCCCCACGCCTGCGCTATATCCTTAAGCATCTGCCATTGACTTTCCTTAATGGTGTCTTTTACTTTGCGGACCAAAATGCACCTAAAATATTTTTCAGCCATGCACCGGGTCAGTAGCCAGCTGGCGATAAAATACGATTTACCTGAATCACGGCCGCCGTACAGTAGTTCAATGATGGCTGTGGAATAACGTAAATCACGATAGGCCGGCAGAAACGCTTCCCGTGGAATATTGACTACCTGAAATGGTGGGGGCTGTTTAACGTTCAACATTTACCTGTATTGCGGGGCGCAATTGATTGTTATCTTTTTCAAAGATTCCGAAATACCGGCCTAGCATTTCCAGCGCCCGGGTTTTGTCCCATAGCGTCAATTCTTTTTTAGTTTTGGTGCCAAATTCATTTTCAGTCACTGTGATTTTAACGCCGGCCACTGCTGCGCTGTATTCCTTATCCACATCCTGCAAGTCCAGCGGTTCGTTATCATCACCCAAAACTGTGTTTATATCGGAAAAAGCAATTTTGCGAAGTTCGTCTATCACTTTTTCCCTTGTGAGTTTGCCGGATGCAACCATTTCCTGCTTAATTCGTTGCAATTCAGCGATAATGTTATGATTTCTTAATAATCTAACTGCCTGCACAGCAGCCGTTTTTGTGGAAAATCCTGCGGCAATCGCCGCCCGTGTGCCATTATAGTCCACCTGGTATTCCTGTACGAATTTTGTTTGTTTTAGTGTCATTTGAAACAATTTCAATACTAAATCAGTACGAATTTATATAATTTCCTGCATATATTTTTCAATCCTGAATTTCACGGCGTCCATAAGTGCGTCCTGCGTCTGCATTCTGTCTGCTATCCTGACCATCACATCTTCGTCAATTGTACCTTCAGCAATCAGTGTATAGATCCTGACCGGGGCCGTAACACCCTGCCTGTGTAGCCTTGCATTTGCCTGTAGCCAAAGTTCAAGTGAATACGTAGGACCAAACCAAATGGCTACGTGCCCACCAAATTGCAGATTCAGGCCGTGCCCCGCACTGGCCGGGTGTAATATGAAAATCGGAATATTGCCCGCATTCCAATCTTCAATATCAGACGGCCTTTCCAGTTTCCTGGCATTTTTGTGCCGCTGTAAAATCCGGTCAATGTCGTGCTGATAGCTGTAAAAAACCAAAACGTTTTCACCCTGATTTTCGGCCATTTCCAAAAGTTCATCAAGTGCGTCCAGTTTTTCACTGTGTATGGCCCGGGCCACTTTGTTTGCGTCATACACAGCACCGTTACTGAATTGCAAAAGCTTTGTGACCAAAGCCCCCGCATTCACGGCGGTTATGTGTTTGTCCTCAATTTCCATCACTTGTGTCCGTTCAAATTCATTGTACTGCTGTAGCGCTTTGTCACTCAAACGCACAGGCACTGGTATTTCAATCATATCCGGCAGGTCTAAATAATCTTCCGTTTTCATCGATATGCAGATATCACTGATAAGTTCATGTATTGTGTCATCCGCATCATTTTTTGGTTCGTACCCCCACCCGGATGGGCGTTTGTTGTAATACCGCGTCCTGTAGCCCCCTATGTGGTCGCCTAGCCGCTGCCCGCGGTCCAGCAGGTAAATCTGTGCCCACAAATCCATTAGCCCGTTAGGGGCCGGTGTGCCCGTTAAATTGATCACCCGTTTTACCAGCGGCCGGATCATCTTCAGGGCTTTGAATCTGTGCGTATCACTGTTTTTGTAGCTGCTTGATTCGTCCAGCACAAGGCAGTCAAACGGGAAATGCGGCATGAAGGCAATCAGCCACACAATGTTATCACGCCCAATTATGTAGATATCTGCTTTGCGTTTTATGGCCGCAATGCGCTGGTTTTGATTTCCGGCAATGATGGAAATGGTCATATTCTTAAATTGATCCCATTTTGCGATTTCCGCGGGCCAGGTAGATTCAGCCACATTTTTGGGCGCCACAATCAATGGTTTATCAATTTCCAGTTCAGTGAACATTAAGTATTTAAGCGCTAGCAGGGTGGCGGATGTCTTACCTAATCCCATTTGAGCAAAAACCCCGCATGCCGGATTTTTCACGATGTGGTCAGCAATCGCCTGCTGGTATTTATAGGGGCTGTATTTCATCTAAAAATTTGTTTAACGAATCATCTGAATTTATTAATCGTACTTTTTGGCCAAGCGCCCGCAGTTCTGCCGCCTCAATTTTCTGTAACGGGCTGAAGTCTTTGCCCGCGTCTTTGAATTCAACAAACCAGGGCCATGCGTGCGGCATGATCACTAACCGGTCCAACTTACCAGATGAATAACGTGAATCGCTTTTTGTGTATTTTCCACCTAACTTTTTCACGTTGTTTTTGCACCGGTTTTCCAGTCTTTTTTCAATCGAAAATCTAAGTTTTTTCACGTGTGGTACAAGTTTATTCCCCCTATATAGTATATGCTACTTAAATTAATATAGTATCACTATAAGATATAATAGTATCATTATATTACTCTATTTTTTCTTTTTCTTTAAGTCTTATTATTATCTGTACCATTGTACCATATAGTATAGTAGTATAAATAACAGTGAATTAGATGGTACATTTGCGGTACAGCCCCGGTACAAAAAACATATTAATATTTTTTTTAATGGTACAGCTTGTACCAGCATTTTCAATGTTTGCGTACCGTATAATGTGTTATATATCAAAGGTTTCTGTTTTAACAAAACCGTTCCTTTGACGGCCATAATTGCCGAATCTGATAGCCCGCATTTCCATCTTCCATCCATCCATATTTAGCATGATATTTTTAATGATTAATGCGGATCTTTCATCTATGGTTACATTCATTCCAAGGCATTCCACCCAAATTTCCAGGACACAAACCCGGTCACGTTCTATTTTACCTTCAGGCAACAAATCTGCGTCACCTTGCAGAAACGCCCGCCTTTCATACCGCGTCAGTTTTTCCCATCCTTCCGGTAGTTTCTTATTCAGGTAATCATGCACTGTAGGATACCACGGATGCACTTCCGTATGCTGCGTCTGAACGCTGCGGGCTATGGTTTCTAATTCGCTGTCTAAATACAGTGTTTCACCGCGTTTGTAGTTTTCATAGGCTTCCGCCCATATCTGCGCCACCAGCGCGCTGTCCATCTTAAACACGTCTGCCACTGCTTTGTCTGCATCGATCACCACGGGCCAAAATCTGCGATTTCCTGACTGATCACGCAGGAAATCCACTTTATTGGTAGTGGCCATGAATATGCATTGGCGTGGGTAATCTTCCACCATCCGGCCGTAGGCTGACCTGTAACGGTCCGTGCCGGATGCCACAAAGCTTTTAATGCGTTCCACTTCAGTTTTAGCCATCCCTGACAGTTCACCTATTTCTATTATCCAGGCGCCCCGCATTTGTTCATAACCCTGATTGCCTTGTAGCATGTGCAGGCTGAACGTATCTGAAAACCACGGCCCCCCTAATTTGCGAATCAGTGTGGATTTTCCTTTGCCTTGCTCACCTATTAAGGTCAGTATGCTGTCAAATTTCACCCCCGGATCGAATACCCGGGCCACGGCTGCTGTCAGTGTTTTCCGGGTCACGGCGCGCAGATAATCACTATCCCATGCACCTAAATAGTCTGCGAACAAGGTGCCCATGCGTGGGGTGCCGTCCCATTTGCAGGCTTTCAGGTATTCTTTAATTGGATGCACTTTATTACGGACATAGATGATGTCCAGCGCCTTTAAAATCTTCCCTGTGGTGATGTTGTAGGCTGATTCAATAAAATGTTCAATGTTGCTTAAATCCTGATCATTTAAAAACCGGTCCACGTAATCAATGCGCCGCCAGGGCACTGCACGGTTGAAACATCCACGGTGCTGTAGTTCATCATAAATGATGTTACCCCGGAAACGGTCATCATTTTTCAGAATCATGTGCAGGTTATTCAGCGTGGGTTTGAAATGGCCGTGTTTGTCCACATCCATTTTACTGTGCCAGTCAGGATCTTCCACGGGCGGTACAGCTGGTATATTACTGTAAACACTTACACCGTTACCGCCAGGATCTGCATGGCCGTTTCCGGTCACGTTCACATCTTCAAAAGCAGTTTGGGCACCGGCTATGATATCACTGGCCACCTGCGCTTTGACTGACTTAAGCGTGCCCACCCATTCAAGCATAGCAGTGAATGAAGGCGCCCTGAAATTCAAATCTTCCGCCAGTTCATTGCCATCCTTATCACGGTCACGCAATCCGAATTTATGCAGGCGGACCATATCAAAGGCATTGCACAGCTGGCCGCTGCATGGGTCTGTGGCGTGATGTGAATAGATAAATTTGTCATCATACACGATGGCCCCACCAGCTGTAGATCCATGGACGTATGTGTATCTGTCATCAGATCCGTCCGCCAGGGTGTAATCATCCTTTAAAAATTCATCGATTGCATCGCTGATAGTATGCGCCCGGCAGAATGCGCCAATCAATCCGGGTTTGGTTAGCGGATCGGCAGCGGCTTTGATATCTGTCCTGATCCGCAGATTTTCAGCAGCGGCCCGGGGCCATTGGGTAATATCCTGCCAATTTCTGTACGTTCCTAAAATATCATTTGCAGATAACGCCGGGCCATGCTGCACCCTGTATTCATATTCGCCATCACTTGACACAGATGGCCAGTACATCAGCCGTTCAGCCTGATAGGTTGTAGGGTCCATTTGTTCTATGCCAATGTATTCAGCCATCCGGCGCATGATGGCTTCATATTCGTCCGGGCGCACTTCGCGGTCCAATGGTATTATAAGCCTGTAGCGGGGCTTTTCCGGGCTGTGTTTGTGTGTCGAATATAAACAGGCGGCACAATCGAAATCAAGCGTAAAAGCTTGCCAGAAATTCGTGTGGGCGCTATCTGCGTCCAGTGTCAGCAGCTGGCGTGATAACACGTTATTCTTTTTGCGCCGGCCATTGGCCAGCACGCCGCCCACAAATCCACCGATATCTTTGATTTCATCCTGCCGGTCCTTTTTTGCCGCCAGGTAGGTTTTGTATGTTTCCGCGGTCCTGTGCGGTTCCTGAAGTCTGAAGCAAAACTGCGCCCATTCGTACCGGGCTATTTTCCAATTTGTATCGTGCCGTGATTTCCCGGTGGATATATCAAATTCAATCATTAGAATGGGAGTTTTTTGGAAGGGTAATAAATATAAGGAAAAAATTAACGGCCGTTATAATATTCTGTGCCTTCCGAATAAATGAAAATTCTGGACCCTACACGGCGGCTGACTTCATTAAATTTTCTGATAGTGGCAGCGCCTAAATCAATATTTAACTGCTTTGCAAGTATGTCCAGATAAATTTGCACGTCTGCTAATTCTTTTTCAGCTTCCACTAAAAATTCAGCTTCCGTGATATCGCCCCGTTCAAATTTTTTACGCATATTGGCGTATTCGCCGATCTCACCCACCACGGCCTGTAGCCATTGCGCGGGCGTCCAGTCTGACCCATCTGCTTTTGCATGCGCAGGTTCGCCCCACTTGTTTTTGAATTCAGGCAGCCGGGCTTCGTTTGCAGCGCGCAGGGTGTTAAATGTTAATCCAGTTTCGGTATTCATGTTGTTTTATTTTATGACTTTGATTGTTTTGGCATCTATAGGCAGTATCATCCAAACCAGCAAGGGTAAATGTGTTTTTGATATCCCTGTCAGGTATTCAATGTGTTTCCTGTCATGGCCTATTTCAGTGGTGAAATATCCAGCCATCAAAGTAGTGCCGCCGCCGATTGTAGGCTGGTTTGGATCATGGTATTTCTGCCAGTAATACGCGCTATCGTAAATCACATCGTGGATGATTGCTTTAAAAACGCCGTCAAAAGCTTCATAATTATTAGAGACAAGCCCAAACACTTTTACAGTATCATAGTGATTTTTAGGCAGCTTTGGCGCATTTACAGAATCAATGCTGATAGTGGTATGACTTATTTGCGCAGTACTGCACAGCGAAATCAAAAGCGCGATGATCGTGAAAAACTTTTTCATGGTTCAATATTTTCAAAAATGATAGAATCAGGCGAATAGTAAGTGCTGTCATCGCCGTACTTGTCTTTGAAGATGTAAAGGCGGCCATCAGGTTTTAATGAATCTACAGGCGTCAGCATGCCGCCGCCACTGAATTCATGTAGCGTGTCAGATTTTCCATTTTTCCAGCTGATGGCCCTGTATTTTGCACCAGCGCTGCCACTCCACCACTTACCCCCGTAGTGCCCGGGTATGTGAATATGCAGATGCCGGTCATATTTATCAGCCCACGTATCTACGTGATGGGTGGGGGCTATGGTCATGCTGGCCACCGCTAATATAGTCGCAATCACCATAGCTGAAAGCAATACAGTCAGGATGATAAAAAATATTTTGATTTCCGTTTTCATTTTTGCATTCCTTTATAGAAAGTTTCCATAGACATTTTCATACCGTGCAGCTGTCCTAAATAGTAAATCAGTGAATCACGATTTAATTTACCCCGTTTGCGCATGCTGGACACGCTGATGGCGTTTACTTCCTTTGTGAGTTCATCGATCACCGCCCCAGTTTTTTCCAGGGTTTCTGCATGGTCCTGTAGTTTTTGCGTTTGCTTCGCCCTGTCCATATCAGACATGCTGTATAGATTGCTGTCAGTGGCTACGGGCGAATCACAGGACACTGACATGATGAACATAAAAATGCTACTTAATAAAATTTTCATAATCTTCTTTGTTTTTAAATTCGTAAATAGATTCTATTATAATGTGATGGCCGTGTGTAGTGTCTATTTTATTCCACTTTGCAACTGAATCGCATATATCTTTTTCACGGGTCATCGCCTGCCCCCATGCAGTGGACCATCCGCGCTCTGTTTTGAAATTATCGGACCAAAACCAGGTAAATGAAAAATATCTTTTTGGGTGGCTAGGGATGTAAGTGTAAACTGTATCCATAATAAGTTTGACACTTAAACTATATCCGGTGTCAGATCCCATGAATAGTGTAGTATCTGGCGTTAGTCTGCTGGTATCAATTTTGTATTCGATTGTTACGTGTGGCGTAACTTCAGCGGGGGTCACGTCTTTTTGATGGCAGGCAGCGCAGAAAAGTAAGACAGTTAAAAAATATTTCATGTTAAGGGTGTTTTTGAATGTAATCTAATGGCGCAGCAATATTACCATCAGGCCATTTTTCATAACCTATTGACTGATCTATAGGGTTCAGTATTCTATATGACGCCCCGTAATTAGTTAGCGTAAATACATCTGCTTTTTCTTCTTTGATGGCTTGGGCTTCCACTAAATCTGCCATGTGCATGGCGTTTCCGTAGCGGTCACACATTGGGCACAACCAATATTTTTCACCGCGCCAAATGATCCATGGTAATATATCACCGGCCTTTGTGGCTGCTAATTGCGAAGGTTTCGCCCATCCGGGCGATGCTGTGTAGATAACTGCCTGCCCACTCATTTGCTGTGATACCGGCGCTTCAATTCGTATAGTCATCATTGTAACTGCACATGGACCCGTGTGCCTGATTGTGTCACTGTGCCGCGATGACACATAGGGCGTGTCCTTACAATCTTTAGTGGGCCACACCTGCCCGTAACTGCTGATGGACAGCAGCATGAAAATGGTTATGATTGTTTTCATTTGAAAAATATTTTTAAAGCTAAAAGAAGTACAGCTACAAAAAGTAACGCCAGCAGAAAAAGTATCAACGGATCATGGTGCTGATCCGCGTAAAAAACTTCAGTAGTGCCCGTGGGCATAGGTTTTATTACGTATCCACTTTGTACCCCTGCGTATTGGCTGGTGCCGTCTACACTTGCAGCACATGGGCACGGCATTCTGATTGTATCATGTTTAGGAATAAATCCACCAATTTGTAATGGTGTATAGGTGCCATCCGGGTGTCGGGCTAAATGGATTGTATCACCGTATTTTACTACAAAGGCAGCAGCTAAACTATCATGGTGAATTTGTTTTTTGCCTGCGACATACCACGCATCTAAGCTACGCCGCACATCACCATTCACCCCGGCCTTAAACTTTTTCATGTTGTTGTGTACGCCCTTGCCAAATGATTCACCATCGCCAAAATAGGGCGCTGTGTCGGCGGGCGATGCCACTGTGCGGGCGCTATCAATTTTCCACCTAATAAATCCATTTGCATCAGTGTCAGTGTAAAATGGATCAGGATCAGATCCTACGGCGATAGGAAAATAAATAGTATCACCGCCCTGCAAATATCCAACTGCCACAGGCTGATGCGGCACAGGTTTAGGATGGCAGGATAACATAAACATGATCGGCAGTAAAATCCAAATCCTTTTAATTAGCCACTTCATTGTGGCGCCCGCAGCCAGCTGCCCCCACCCAAGGAACACTATACTAATAGGAAATACGTATTTATCTTTATCAAAATGCCAGGCAGTAGCGATGGCAACTAAATATATCATAAAGATGCCCGCGGCCACTATAGCGTATCTTCTTTTAAATGTTTTCCATTTCATTTGTTCATCTTCGTCATCCAGTAAATTTTCTGTGCTCATTTTGTTAATTTTTATAGATGTATGTATGATTGCAGCGGCGGATGGAATCAGCCACTACAGCTTCCCTGTTTTTCAGTGAATCAACAATAAAATTGCGCCTGTTTACACGGGCCAAATAACTTGTATAGGCGTCAATAGCTTTCTGCTTTGTGTCAAATGTCAGTTCGTCACCTAATGAATAGTGCGCCGAATCAAGCGGCACTAAGCGGCCAGCCGAAACATACACCGCACCTTTACGCCGGGCGCCAAAATAATAGTCACGCTGCAAAGTATAATCATCCTGATCCTGGTGATGGGTCCATACAGCCCATTTACTGGTGCAGGTATCATATACATACCGTGGCAGCGAATCTTCAAGTGATGGCTTTTTTGGAATTTCCAGCGATACAGGTACATGTTTGTGCGTACAGCTGACAATAAGAAGTGCGAATAGTAATTTTTTCATGGTTCAAAATTGATGTATTGCCAATGGGTTTCGTCTGAATAAAATCTAAATCCTTTGCTAACTTCCCAAGCTTTATATCCGCGTTCTGTTTTTACTACAATATATCTATCCGCTTCCGGCATTTCACACCCTTCCTTTATTTCCACCCACCTTGTAGCGTATGATGCTCCGTCAATGAAACCACATTCATACGCGAACGATTCTTCACGGTTGTATTCTATTGGGCATCCCCTTTTGGCTACCCGAGTTATTTTATCCTGTGTCATAACATTAGTTTATAAGATACAAGATCGTGGATCATCATGCTGCCGTTATCGCAGTTGCATTGTTTGTGGATCGGATAAGCTGCATGCTCATTAGCCCAAAACCGCAATGCTTTATCAACCCCTTCATATTGGCCGAAAAACATTTCTTCTATCTTGCCGCATTTTCGGCATTTAACTTTGTACGTGGCGTAGTTTTTATCCTGGTTGTTCATTGCTGGTTGGGTTTTGTTGGTTCAAAGATATTGCCGATGACAGTTAAATCCTTGCTGCCATAAGCGAAACTTCCCCAATGAAATATATGCGGGTATTTAATATTCTTGCAATTCAGTTGCAGGTCAGGGTCGTATTCAACCGTAGCAATTCTTTCTTCCATTTCAATTGGCGGTTTCCCCCAACTCACAATATCACCTTCATATATCTCAACACCTTTGGAGTCGCGTAGGCCGGTGAATTGCATAACCACACATTCGGGTGTAAACTGTATTTTCTTTTCCTGTAAATCCTGTAAGGTGAATGGACTTGACATATAGTCAATATTGTCCCAAACTCTGAATTTTAGTTCTCTGTTCATAAATAGGTTTATTTTAGATGCGTTCTGCTTTGTTAAGTGATCTATTTTAAAAGTATTTGGCGGGGCAGGATTTGATACCTGCATTACTGAATTGGGTCTTCGCCAACCAGCATACCGTACTTAGAAGAAGCTATTTTATGGGTGTGCCCCCTGGTAGCGGAGGGAGTTCGGTTACCTCCCCTGCGCCGTCGCCTCTAAGCTATTATTGTTAGCGTCTAATTCCGCCACCCACCAAATTCGTTTATGCCATGGGTTACTTTGATTGTTTACGTGTTGTGAGTGAAAATAGGTTTATTTAGATGCGCTATAAATCTTTTTTGTAATAAAATCCTGTGGCAGTGTCAGCGCCCAATGGCAGCCCCACGGCCCATGATATCGGCGCTTTCATTATTTCATGTATCTGCTTTTTGGCGTCAGCGCTGGCGGCCACATCGCATTCTATAATCACTTCATCATGCACATGGCCCACGATTTGAAAGCCAGCTGCGTCCAGCGCCAGCATTTTTTCAGCCAGCAGATCCCGGGCCGTGGCCTGGGTAATATTTTCAGCCAGCTTTCCGCCATAAGTAGGGACGCGCGCCCATTTATTTTTATCATCCACGCCCTCATAGGTTAGCTGCGGTCCAAATTTTCCATCTTCTAATTTCGGCCGCAAATACGCCAGCCTGCGGCCAGATGGTAATTTGATGTAGAATACATTCCGGTCCACCCACATCACAATTCCAAAATTTTTTACGCTAAGTCTTTCCTGCATCACGGTCAGGGCCATTTCCTGTAGGCTGTACCAAAAATTCACTATCCGGTCATTTGCTTCGCGCCAGGGGTTTACAATTTCCTGTTTTATGGCTTCAGCAGACAGGCCCAATTCTTTGCCCCCGGGCATTCGCAGGATGGCCCCACTGCTGCCCTGATAACCTAGCGCCAGTTCAGCTATTTTACCCCGGCTGCGCCAAACGCTTTCCCTTGTCACTTCCTCAATTGGAACGTGAAACATTTTTGCCGCGCTGGCTTCATATATCTTTCCGCCGTTTTCAAATAGATCCATGCGCCACTTTTCTTTTGCATACCAGGCGATCACACGGGCTTCAATTTGGGCGAAGTCTGAACAAATCAGTAAACAGATCAGTATAGTGGAAACGCCCAAACGCACAAAACCACACAGCCAGTATTCCATAAAAAAGCCCATCAAAGGCAGCCTGTTAAAAAAGTCAACGCCAGGAATATTTCCATGGCCTGCTATCCACGGAATGAACACAATAGTGAGTGCAGTTAGTATTACAATACAAATGCGTTTGATCATTTTATTTTATCTGTTTGATGTTTTATTGTGTTTGCAATAAGAACAAACGCCCGCTATAATTGCCGATACTACAAGTAGGCACCAGTTTATTGCTAACATTTCTCCAAACCACTTTTCGGATTCATATTTAAATTCAAAAGACATTCCGATTAAAGTCAGCCCCACTTCAGCTACATTAATAAAAATCATCAGGACGAAAAAAACATTAGGCAAATTATTTTTCATTTCATTGCATTTAAAGATTAATGGTTTAGATAACCCCCGGAAAATATGCCATGCCATTTTCTTTTTCCGCATCTAGCGCACACACTGAATTCATCCACCACATTAAACATATTATTAGGCCGCTTTAAATAATGCCACACTATTTTGTGGCCAGTGAAAAAGCAAACAATTTTTGAAAGTAGTTTTTTCATTGTCACATATCTTTTCTGTAGTAAAATCCATCAGTAGTATCGGCACCCAAAGGCAAACCCGGCGCCCATGAAATTGGCGCCTTCATTATTTCATGTACCCGTTTTTTATCTGCAGCCACAGTTTTTGTGTCGCATTCAATTATCACTTCATCATGCACATGGCCCACAATACAAAAACCAGCAGCATCCAGCGCCAACATTTTTTCAGCCAGCAGATCACGCGCCGTGGCCTGCACAATATTTTCTGCCAGCTTTCCGCCGTAGGTAGGAATTCGGCCCCACTTATTCTTTTCGTCCACACCTTCATAGGTCAGCTGCGGGCCAAATTTGCCATCTTCAAGTTTCGGCCGCAAATACGCCAGCCTGCGGCCAGATGGTAATTTGATGTAGAATACATTCCGGTCCACCCACATCACAATTCCAAAATTTTTTACGCTAAGTCTTTCCTGCATCACGGTCAGGGCCATT